TCACTTCCTTGAATAAAATGAGTGTTACCATCAAATTTCATTCTATCTAGAACTAAAGTCTCTTCAGGTCTATTCCTTCCTAATGGGCCAGTGAAATCTGCATTAACAAATAGAACTTTAACATATGGATGCTTTGCCACACCCGCTGCATCATTACTTGCATACAGTCTTAAAACACCATCCTTCGCACCAAAAGTTTTCAAAATTAATCACCTCCTAAATGAAATAATTTTGTTTTCTCTTGTAACTTTTTAACATCCTTCAATTCTTTTTCCCAAATTACAAGAGTATCAAATCCATATTCTTTATAATGATCAATTCTATCTTGTGGGTCATCATTCTTATGCCAATAATCCCCATAAAGTTCAATAAGTTTTTTATTCCCATTAACATTCATAAAATCAGGGTTCTTTCCCCCCAACCAGAATTGTAAATCCCCCACAAATTTATATTCACCAGGAAACAAATCATTCAATATAGCCAAAAGTTTAGTCTCTGGTTTATTAGGTTTTGCATGAATCCCCACCTGCAACTTTTTAAGATATTCAGGATTTAAATAATTCCCCTTGCTTTCAATACTTCTTTCTTTTTTAAACTTCTCAGTATGCTTTCTTCCTTTAAATGTTAATTTATCTACTTTTCCTTCATAATAAGTTCTTCTACTAATGATACTCATTTTTTCTCTGTAAGCATCATCAAACTTCATAGTTTCAAATCGTTTTTGTATGTGCTCTTTACTTTGCTTTCTTCCTTTTAGTTTATGATCTTCTGTTTCATATCTTTTTTTCAATGTCCTTATAATTTGTTTCTTAGATTCCTCTGAATGCTTTTTCCCAAACATCGGATGATTAGCACCTGTTCTAGATTTATTATTACAAGTTCTACATCTAGCCCCTTTCACTTTTTTCCCACAATCTAAACAATAATTCATATTAATGCTCCATTATCCCCACAAGTCTGGGAGAAAAATTCCATTGAAAAAGTTTTTTTTCTATTGATGGAATCTCTTGATCTGTCATTATCTCTCGTACTATAAAACTACCTATCCTGGGATTCCCCGTAGTTTTATAATCAGTAAAAGCAATTAATTGATCCTCCTGAAAATAATTTGCTACAATATCCCGCAATTCTGCGAGTCTATGATAATTAGTAGTAGAACCTTTCCTCAAAAATATATTTATATTCAAAATGAAATCTACATTATTACCTTTAGTAGTGCTTGTTACTTGTCTTAGATAATCTTTTCCCCCTATTAATATATTAGGCATTACCCACTCATTTTCATTCTCTGTGTCTATTCCTTGTCCCCCAGCCCAATCTACTTTAAGACTTTCTGTAGTAACAAGATTAGCATACAGATAAGTCTCAAGTGATGCTTTCACATTTTCCATTTTCCCGCTTGCTTTTAAAGCCATTTATTTCACTACCCTTATTTTTGATAATGCTTTTACTTTGCCTGATTCTTTATCCCATATTATTTTGTATTTTCTCATTATTTCTTTTGGTAATGTTCCTTGCATTTCACGCATTGCAACTCTTACAAATCCTGCTGAAGCTTGCTTTGAACTTCCATATTCCAAATATAAAGTATAATAAATTCCATTAATTAAAGTTACATATTTATTATTGTATCCTTTTAAATGATTTACAAATCTTCCTTTTATCTTTCCTACAGTCTGTTGGGCTGGGTCTCTTCCCTCATCCTTCCATTGGCCTTTCAAACCTATCATAGATGCGTACCATCCTGCTCTTGACCTCCCTGTATCTACAGGATTTTTCATAATAATTCTTCTCAGTAAATCTAAAGCTATTTTTCTAATTATAATTTCAGTACCAAGACTAGATTGTTTAACAAACTTTTTTACAAATTTGTTAAAATGTTTTGTCTCCATCTTTACTGTCATCAAATCCTTGGACACTAGAGCACCATCTCCTACATCACTCTTCTACAATGCATTTTTCTCAATACATTCAATGGGTCTGGTATAACATTAATAATCTGCCATCTCAGATATACTTCATAAGGATATCCTGTTTTAGTGGCATTTGTATAATTTGATGCTAATGTAATTGAAGTATTGGATGCTATAGCACTAATTCCATAAAAATCAGTTTCATATTTTAACCTAAAATAATCTCCTTTTCCTACATTTATAAGCCAACTTGTTCCATTTCCTGTGACAGCGGTTGAATCTTTGATAACATCTGCCGTTCCCGTAGCATATCTAAGTTCTAACAACTGATCCCCTATATCTACCTCTACTCCTAAATCGTCTATATAATCATCATATCTGACTAAAAATATAATATCTCCTACTTCGAAAGCCCCTTCAAGATTATGCTCTCTAAAAGGATTTCCCCGTATAGCGTAAAGAATATCTCTTGTCCATGTTTCTGTTTTCACTCCCGTACTCGGAGCATACGAACCTTCTGCTTTCTTTCCTAGAATTATCGAAACTCGAAACTGGGGATCATTAATTAAATCTGACATGTCAGATTTAATATTTAATATATCATTAGCTGTTAATAAATCTATAGTTGTATCTCGCATTTATTGCTCCTAATAAAAACCCCAACCAAAAAGCCCGTTGAAAATTTGTTTTTGAATGACAAGAATTGCATAAAGTAATTAAATTCTTTTCCTTATTATTCTTTTTATCATAATCAATATGATGAATACTCAATTTTTGGTTATTTTCTTCTTTCTTTTTGTTACATAACTGACAAGTGTGATTATCTCGTTCTCTTACTTCCTCCCTTAATTCATCATTAAATTCTAATCCATAAGGCTCAAAAGATTTCCCGCCTAGCCAGTTAGGAGTGCACCCCCCCTTTCGTCCATACCAATAATTTTTTTCTCCTTTATGAGCAATACTTAATTTTTTTCTAGTTTCTTCACTTACAGGAGTTAATCGTCTTGTATTCCATGCTTCTTTCAATTTCATTTTAGTTTCTTCTGAACGTTTTTTTCCTGTATGTATTCTTATAGTATTCAAAACTTGTTTTTTTCTTCTTTCTTTAGTATATGAATGTTTAACACATCGAGTATATGAAATTTTAGATAATTCTACTCCACAAATTTTACAATAAGCTCTTATTCCTTTATAAGCATGATTTCTAGTTCCTTTTTGTCTACAACTTCTACATAATTTTGTAGTTTTTAATTTAACTTCTTTGCCACACTCTAAACAATAATTCATAGCAGCTCATTATCAGAAATATATTCCGACCAGTCAACCCCTAGACTATCTACATTCACATCTGCTGAATCCCAATATTCTACAGGTTCATTTCTCTCACCAGACTCAAATGTACTAGCTAACTTCATATACAAAGCCGGGATCTTGGATTTATCTATAGATATATCATCCATCAATTTGACTACCATCGCTACTTTTATTCTACTCATTGCTATTGCTCTACAACAAAATGCAGCAGCCATATTGATATTATTATCATTTTGAGATAAAGCCATATTCAATTCAGAATCTTCATTGATATATTGCTCTCGATTAGTATCCCCTAAAAGATACCTGAGTTTATCCCTTTTTGTAGGACTATCTGAGTTGTACGAAAAAGACATTTAAAATCACTTCCTTATGGATAAGTTACAGATGGCCACGGAATAAGATGCATTTCGAATGAATAATCCGATTCATTTCCATCATTTGTAATCTTCCAATAAATATAATTTCCTGAAGTAGCATTAGAACGAATCATTTGAGGAATAACATCATTGTAATATCCTGTAGTCACATTATTTATTGGATATATAATATCCTCCTGCTCTGTAGCAGCAACATTATCACTATACAGATGTAAATCATAGCTTGTCCCTGATTCTCCTTGCTCCATTCCTCCTGTCAATAATATCATTTTACATTGTTTTGCAGGTATCCGCAAAGCGGTTTTTGCTGAATCAGCTCCTGTTCCTACATCATCTATACTAAATGTAAGAATATGAATTGTATCCTTAGCATAAACAGGGAAACTTAATAGTGCTACAACTAACATACTTAAAAACAATTTTTTCATCTTCAATCCTCCTCATCATATTGTTGTGGTTTTATAAATTCATAAGGCCCAATATCAGGTCTTAATTTATCAATTCTTCGTCCTATGAAATCTAAATCTAATCCTTTTATATATATTCCTTTATCAATAGCCGGACTCCATCGACTCAACTGAAAACTTGGGTCTTTGAATAGTGGGTCTTTAAATTTGGAGTCGGCATCACCACCTGAGCCAGCTTGCCATTCTGCTAAGGTAGTATCTGTCCCATCTGCTACCCATAACCACTCAGAGTCACCGTAGAATAAATTGTTATCTGAATCAAATCCTGTTTCTGCCCCTGAAATTACAACCACAAAATAGGTTGTTCCTCCATTGTCATAAATAATGTTATTTTTAAACTCGGTATCAGAGAAAGTACCATTTATTTTAAATCCAAAATCATAAATACTCACCCCTGGCGATTCAGCCTTAACCTTGATTACGTTGTTGTAAAATTTATGCCCTGATGGAGTACCAACAATACTTTCGTCCAGATAAATGCCCCTAGAGCAATTATCCAATATGTTATATGATACTACATGGTTCGATGCCATGCGATCACTACCTATCCAACTTCTACTAACTATTGCCATTACTCCTTCTGTCCAAAGTGCTCCAGAATAACAATCGTATCCGCAATCCTTAAAGCGATTTCTACTTATAGTATGACCATCACCACCAAGTACCCACATCCCAAAGCAATGGACGCCTTCAACGTAATTATCAATTATCGTTGCTTTCCCATCATCAAACATATCTATAATAAACGCACTATCACCAAAAGAACTCCCTTCCTGATAAAACTTATTGCCAGAAAAGAGTACATGTTGAGGGCTGGCTCTTGGTGCTACTTGAATAGCATCCCAATTCATTTCTGGGTACCGTAACGTATTGTTGGTAACAGTAAAATAATCACCACCAACTTGGGGCATATCTATGCCTAATTCACCATAATGAGACACGTCATTATTGTCTATAGTAATATAGCTCCCATAATAAACAGTAAGAATACTCTTCCACAAATAGGACATTGTATTATTAGAAATAGTCATGTTACTAGCACCTCCAAGATAAATCCCCGTAGAATATTCAACTGCTCGATTCCCGCCTCTATTCGGAATCCCAACAATGGTATTGTTTTCTATTAACCACCTATCACCACCAGTTCCGGCAATGGCATTTAGCACACATATTGCTGCCTTGTTGTTTGTAAAGGTACAATTTCTAATAATATTATCAGTAGAATATGGAGCATCCGCCCAGTATTCACCAATAGCACCAGGTCGACCCACGTTTATAGTTAGGGCATGTCTTGAGTGAAGTCCTCCATGATTTTTCAGATGAATCCCATCAATGGTTATAAAATCCATTCTCTTATTAAATAGAATACCATAAATTCTTTGTGAGGCCTCCACAGTTGCAGCATAGGTTGTACTGTTGTCGGGGTCTTGTTCAGAGTAGATATATAAAGCATCATCACCATCACTGTATGACCAATCATACTCAGCCACTAGGATTGTACTTGCAGATGTTCCACTTACAATCTCACCAGTACGATCACTACCTACTTCATCCGTATCAAAGATAACAACCTCGGCACTGGTAGCCGTTGGAGTATACCAAATATCTTCATCCAAAAGTTGTGTCCAACCAGTCATTATATCAGCACCATTTATAATAGGGTCTGCACCTGTATCGTATGTTCCAATAGTAATTCGTCCTGTGGCATCCCCGGTTGAAGGTACTGTTAATGTCTCCCTCCACTCCTCACCTTTTTTCAGGTTTATATTATCGCCAGGTGTATATGCCTGGTCGTCCATATAATCAAGTGTTTTCCAAGCGGTTGATTCGGTCAATCCGTTTGAGCTATTACTACCACTTGAATAATCTACATAATAAGTAGCACAATGCCCACTTCTGGCTAGAAACGAGGATAATACTAATATAATCCAAATGATATAAATTTTAATAGTGTTCCTATTCATCAAATCCCTTCCTTAATTTAAACAATTCTATACCTTATATTATACCCCTATTCCCCCTCAAAGTATACTAAGGTCTCTTCAATCTTATCTCAATTTCTCATATAAATCTACAAGTGGCTGAATATTGTTATCCATTGCCAGCTTATTCCTATTTTTCAATACATTATCATGGAGTTCATCCCAATCATAAGCCTCTATCTGCTCCTTTAAACCCTTTAACCCTCTTATAACTATACCAATTTTGTATTTCTCCACTATTTCTGCTTGAGTTTCAGTGTTATACACTAATACCGGAGTTCCACAGTTTATATACTCCCAGAATTTATTTGTAAGTGCCCAACGAATATGTCTTTTAGGAGGATCTTGGATAAATCCAGACCATCCCCATTTGAATTTAGCTAAAGCTTTCAATAAACTCTTATATTTCCGCCCTCCTTGCATAATCATCCCACAATCTGCGTACTTAGTAGCAATCTGGTTATCCATATATCCATAGTAATGGAACCTAAAACCCTGTTGTGTAAAAGCATAACATATTGGAAATATATCTCGGTAACTGAAATCCTGCAAATCTTCCGGTAATCTCAATCCCCCTTCATATACTACGTCTGCTCTAGGATCTCCTTTATCTTCTATTTGAAAATCTATAGGGCATCTGGAAGCTATTGTAATAGAAGGCTTTTTATAATCATATAAATCCACTATAAAATCTGAAATATGTTCAGATACATGAACCATAGCATCAGACCTTGAAATAGCTAAAATCTCATCCTCTCTACAATGTCCTTTTCGTAAAATATTTAAATCGTGGATATCAAAAATAATAGGTTTCTTCTTTACTACTTCTGCCGTTCTGATCATAAGAGCATTCGGTTCATTATGAACGTGAAATATATCATATTCCCCTTCAGCATCCTTTAATTCCTTTTTTAACTGCACATCCCCTTGATAGCAATACACTTTGTCAAACATATCAGTATTATCAGGAATTCTATTAGTAATTAGCCCTATTCGATATCCCAATTTAGCTAGAACAGTTGCCTCCTTTATTGCTCTAATACAAGTATGCCATCCTACAAACATAATAGTAGGTTTTTTGGGGTCTATTTTTACTTTTGATCCCTTTGTTAAAATTAAATCTTCTTTTACCAGTTCGTAATCCTTAATTAAATCTTTCATTCTACCTCCTGTTCTATGTTAGTGTTCTCCCAAAGTGAATCTTCTTTTTTCCATGCCATATGCTTCACAAGTCCTGGAATTACCATACAGACCATACCCTGGTGGTAGTTACTTTTCTCTGTTGTTCTCCCCATATCTACTACTTTTCCTTGACTCTGACAGCCAGTTAAAAAAATGTCTAAATTTGAACCTTGCCCTCTCTTCTTAGGATCATATGTCGTAGCAAAGCCTACCCCCTTATTTTCTTCCCCCCATTTAGGGACATAGGGAGCTGAGGGAAAGCCCCTCTCACTTCCATTTGGCTGTAATCTTGGTACTTTTCCTATACTTTTCCAGTGAGACCACGTAGCAATTATATTAGTAGCCCGCATGGATTTTTTAATTTTGGCAATAGAATATTCTTCAATAGTAGGATGTTCAGGAGCATGATGGCCTGAAAAAAAACCAATTCTATGATGAGAAGTTTCTTGCAACTCTGTATACCAACAAATTAATTTATTTAACCATCCTTCTGCCATTATTTCTGTATCATCTTGTAATAAACAAAGATACTCAGATTCAGACCCATAGTACCAATTCATGTTCTGTACAAAATCATACAAAGCATCAAAATTGTATGTAAGTCCTCTTCTCTTTTTATTTAATACTACAGTCTCCAATTTAGGATGATTTAAATTAGCTAGCCATTCTGCTGTTCCATCATTACTACAATCATCTATTATAAATAATCTATAATCTATTTTTGTTTTGTACCAAAGACTTCTCGTACAATTCTTTAAAAATTCTAATCTATTATATGTTGGGATTATTATATCTACTTTGCTCATACTAATTATCCTCCTTTTATCTGATAATATTTTATATAATCTGCTAACGCTTTTTTCTTAAATGAATCATCATAGTCTTTTGTCAATCCAAAAGTCTTAGCCAGCCCTTCTATTGCTTGTATAGGCATCCAAGCAACATCTTTCAATATTCTTTCGTGTTTAGGTGTGCTAATATTATCTCCATGAACTGTATACATTCCAGCAAAAAAGGGGACAATTTTCAACGGCTTCCCTAAATTCTTTCGAAACATAGGAATTTTTTGATGGTGGAATCCTTCAATAGGCCCAAATCTGCATTCAATATCACTATAGTTTATCGCATATGAACTGCCACACTGCGCCCAATAATTATCAAAGGGGATAACTGCATTATCAGAAGGTCTATAAAAATACCCTTGAGCTATCATCCACCCATGAGTATAAGGATTTTCTTCAATATGCTCTACTAATCCTTGATGTACTAGATCGTCCCAATCAAGTCTAAAGAAATATATTCCCCCATCTTTATAATGCATCTGCAAAGCCAGTTTCGTTTTGTCATCCTTATCTTCTGAAAACTCATGTAAAGTAGACACATTTAAAATTGAAAGATTTTTATACTTTTTATCTAATCTTAGCTTATCATTTGTATCATAATATTTTATCAAGTATATTTTATAAGAATCTGAAGTCTGATTCTCTATAGAATTTAATGTTCTATTCAGATTATCCATAGCCTTGTCCCAATAATCTATTCTACATCTGGGAGCTATAGGAATTGCAAATGATACTGTATGGCTCATTGGACCTCCAATTTCATTTTGTATTCTATTGCTTTAAATATTAATCCACATTTACTGCAACTATAATAATGAATCACAGAACCAACCCATAATCGTTCATCACATACTGGGCAACAATTAAAGGAATAATCCTCAGCATCCTGCTTATATTCATATATTTCTCCTTTATGGCTCATTTAGTTATCCTCCAATACCTTTCAAATTCATATTCAGGTCTTTTTATAATATTAGGTAAAAAATGAGACTGAGTTTTGTACATACATATTAACCGTTGTCTTTCTCCTAATTCACTTGTATTCAATTTAAATCGAATATCTGGGTAATGCTGACTTGCAAAATCTTTAAGGTAATCAGTTTGAACTATAAATCCATATGCTCTCTGATATTTTTTAGTTAATTGTTTAATAATCTTACCCAAAATCATATGCTCTTGATGATTATCATAAGGATATGTAGTAAATATATTTACAGGTTTTTTCCATTTCAAATAATCTCTAACTAAACTTTTAACTTCATTAAACTTTGTTCCTCTAGGAATAGACAAAAAATCATACTCCTTTACTCCTAACTCCCTACAAGCATCCATAGTTTCTTGACATCTTAAATGAAATAACCTTTCCTCATCTAATACTTCATCTTTTGGTTGCCCCCCACCTTTAAAAACCACTGCTACTGACACCTCTCCCCCCAATAATTTCATAAGAGAATAACAACCAACCATCTCATCATCTTGATGAGGAACTAAAATTAAATTTCTCATAACTCCCCCACATATGTATTTATCTTTTCATTTAAATCTTCTTTATCTTGAATCTCCAAAGTACTATAAATATCATCTAAAAACTTAGTTCTATCCAACTTGAATTTAGCTTTATCAATTTTTAAGCCTCCTCCATCTCCCCCTCCTCTCCAAGTATCCTCCCCTTCAATATTATATACCCTCTTCAATGCTTTCTCTCTAAACATATGGAGATGATACATTCTAGCGGGTATAACATTATTAAAAGCTATCCTTATGACCTCCCCCGCATTATGTCCCTCATCTCTAACAGAGAATTTGTAATCTAAATCTGAAACTAATTTTGAACAAGAAAAAGAAACTTTAAACCCTGTATAATCTTTCCAAAGCTGTATTAAATCAAAAGAACTAAATCTAGCCTTAGCTTTCTCTATATAATCTACTATTAAATCTTTATCATCAGGTTCTAATGCCTCATCTGCTTCTAAATACAAATAAGCTTTATAATCTTCTTTATAAAAGTTTAATCCATGCCGAATCTTTTCTCCATTATAAAGAGGCTGATTTGAATGAATATAATCAATTCCTAATTTCTTGCACATTCTCGCAGTCCCATCTTGACTATAAGATTTATCAGTGTGTTTAAACCATTCTATTCTAGGATTCTCCCTCTTAATAACAGGTCTAATTCCATCCACAAATATTACTCTCTCTGATATCTCCAATGGTATCTGTGCTGCAAATGGAAGTACATCTGCATTTTCATACCCTGCTATTATCGAAATTATTTTCACCTTTTACCTCCAATCATTTGATAAGATATATTTATCTCTGTCTTCTACATGTGTATGAATCATATGCACATCAGGAAACCATGAATTTTCACTTATTGTTTCATCTGGACCATGCTTCGGAAAATCTAAAATCATATCCTGCCAACTTTCCCCAAGTACCTTATAAAAATAAGATGTCCAAGTATCTGCCGTACCCCCATCTTGAGTATTAGTTCCTGGAATAGATTTAAAAGGTTCCATATTAACAAAATCATATTCTCTCATAAATTCAGGAGTAAGAATTACACAATATGCTGATACAGCTCTCACATCCCCCATCGTCCTTTTTATACCATAGAATTCTGAACCATCTTTACACCAAGGACAATCTAAATGAGCCCCACCCATTAATTTTTTATCTTTTATTTCCTCTAATTTCTTTAATAATACTTCCTCATTAAGATAAAAATAATCAGAGTGCATCCAAAGAATAAAATCTAAATCCTTTCTATTTAAAAGAGGTCTAGCAGCATCCATCACTGTCAAAGGAGTTTCAGCTCTTTTCCCATTCGGAGCTTGTGGTTTAAATCCATAATACTCCATAGCTTCTGCGTAAGGTTTAAAATTTACACCATTACTAAATACTGATATCACCGTTTCTGTCTTAAATTTCTTTTTCCAAAGATAACAATTTCTCCCCACATCATCTACTTTATTATAAACATTCATTGCTATTCCTAATTTCATTTCTCTTCCCCCATAATTTTTCTAAGAACTCCTAAACCATTGCAATATGTGAACATGACCCCTTCATATTTACCTGATTTAATAGCATTATAAAAAACTTTTGCTGGTGCGGCATAATGCTTATCCTCATTTGGAAAATCTTTCCCAGCCACATAAGGACTATTAATAGGATATAAAGTATCATGAAAACAAATAAATCCATTTTTTCTTACATACTTCCCAAGTCTTTCAAAATCAATTTTTGCTATTCCATATCTATGATCCCCATCTATAAATAATAAATCTATTGGATGAGTCTCAAAATATGAATAATCTAATTTTGTTGAATCCCCATTCCAAAAAGTCCAACGATCTATTTCTGCATATCCCTCAAATGTTTTATCCATATCTATAGTAGTAACATGCCCATTTGTTTTAATAGCAGCACTTGTTAAATATTTAGTACTTGCCCCTGCCCCCACTTCAACAATCTCTTTTGCCTGGATTCCTACTGCTATAGCATAAAGCATTATTAAATGATCTTTCATATCTCCTTTTAATGTGTGCCAAGTAAGATTCATTATATTATCTTCCTTTATTCTAACTTTCATAGCAATCCTCCATGTGGTTTATCTGGGTCATCTAAGTAATTTAAAATTTCATTATAGTATTGAAATCTATGAGTGCAATACTTAAAACATTTCTTTGGGATCACTAATTTATTTAATATCTCTTTTCTCCTATCACTTTTCCATATCTCTTCAAAAGTCTGAGTTTTTAAATCCCCATAACAGTATTCTTCCATATACCTTAAATCACAACAAGGATATACTTTTTGATCAGCACATATAATAGCAAATAGTGGGGTAGCCAAACATTTAGGTAAAGCCTTTTCTGCCATATTGCCAATCTCTGTTCCTCTACTAGCATCAAACATAACATGCATTTTCATTCCATCCAATATCTGTTTATCTTTTACTAATTCTTTTGTTGTTTTTTTTATTTCTTCCTCTAATTCTAATAACTCTGGTGTCCATTTATTTTCTGAATGTCCATATTGCTCTATAAATGCTCTTCTGAATGAAAGTATATCTACACCCAAAGCATCCCCTAAAGCAACTCCCTCAGACATATTATAACAAGTTGTATGATCATACAGTATATTAATTCCTATTTTTATAGGCTTTTCTTGGAGATCTTTCTCCCAAACCAAATTATTTATATAATATATAATTCTATTCCAATCATAGGGAAATTTAGACCTGTGCCATTCTCTATGTCCTTTGCTATTTACCGCATCTAACGAAATTCTTATATATGAACAATATGGAACTATATAGTCTCTTATTATTTCTTCACTAAGACAAGAACCATTTGTAAGCATTCCTATTTCAAATCCTTGCCCATAAGCCTCTTCAATAAAATAAGAAAAATCTGGATGCAAAGTTGGTTCCCCTCCACCCTTAAACAGTACACTCTTTACCCCCATTTCCTTTAATTGGGTCATAATCGATGTAGCTGCCTCCAAAGACATCTTATCCCCCCCATGGGTAGCTTTCCCATCTGAACATAATTTACAGTGATGATTGCAAGAATTAATGGGGTCAATTTCAGCTGATATTGGTGAACCATCCCCAAAAAATCTAATCTGATCTATACTATCTGAAAAATTAAAAATCTTGTATGGGCTTAACTCTTTCATATTTCCTCCTATAAATGTTTTTTACCACTCCATAAATAACTATAATCATCTAATGATTTATCAAACTGCTTTAGCACAGCACGTAAATTTTTCTTCTTTCTTTCATCACCTACTAACTGACTAAATATCGAATTGTGATTAATTTTTTTTACTTTTTTTTCTTTTGGCATACGAATAAATTAACCCCCGATTCTATAATATTACACCCCATTCGTTTAAACCCTTTAAAATAAGGTTGGTACTCTTTTCTTTCAGAATCATGAACCATAACCGTATCCCAATTAGAAGTAGTTTCTACCATCATTCCCATAATATCTTCTCTCAATATCCCATCTATAAATACCAAATCCATATCCTTTATCAATTTAGTCATTATAAAATAAGATTTTGAATCTACTGCTAATATAGGAAATACCCTGATTGATTTGCATAATTCCCGAACTGCCAAATAATATGTGGGATTATGCTCAACTGAAATTACTAAACAATTCAAAGACTCAAATAACTTAGTAGAACCACCTGAACCAAATTCTAAAACATTCCTTACATTATACTTTTTCACATAATCCCTTATAAAATCAGCGCACTTTGGATTCATATCTGGTTTTTGAATAGTCTTTAAAGCTCTCTCTACTTCATTCATATCGTTTCCTCAAACATAGTGTCATATTGTTTTATTTTCTTTTCCCAAGTCCAAGTATTATGAATTATATCTTTCGCCCATTTTCCTTTTACCATAGCATCCATCCTATGACTATATAAATCTACTAACGCTTCTTCAAATAATGCTTTAGAAGAACCCTCTTCATCTATGCTAGGAAAAAGAAAAGAACTTTGAGATGAAAATATCTCCTTTAATGCTCCACAATCTGTTCCCAAAGTAGCTCTTCCACATAAAGCAGCTTCTAGCGGTGGTAAAGAACACCCCTCATCTCTGCTAGGCATTAAAAGAACATCCATACCATTATATGCTTGAACCATTCGAATATGAGGAATAGTATCACCTGCATTGCCATAAATCGTTACTTCCAAAATAGAATCTAATTTTTCCAGCACAGGCTTCAAAACTACTTCATACCTTTTACAAACTCTAAATGTTCCTACATACCCCACTTTTAATTTTCCTTTAGTAGAAACAGGTTCAACTTCTCTAAAAAATCTATCATCTGGAGCTGTATGAGTTATCATTTTTTTACCGTCAAACTTCATATTTTTTAACAACTCTTTATTCACCGCACTTAGAACAAATATTTTATCTTTTATCCACTCCATTTTCTGCACCAAATCATTATGATGAATATATCTCCAACTATGAACTGTGCTACATATTTTCTTACCTGTTTTTTTTATCTGCTCATAAGCTTCATCATGAAGAAGAACATCTAATATATTAAAATAATATATTACGTCAGCTTCTATTCTCTCAATATTAGCAAATCTATGATATAATACTACTTCATGTTTACTATGCTTTTTTATATTATCTGCCAAAGTCTTTGTAGGTTGTGATGGGTAATCACTCAGTAATGCTATTTTCATTTTTTATCTCCTCCTTCTCTATTCTTATTATTTTATCCATACAAATATTTATATATCCTTTTCTACTTATTATATGTGCTTCCAAAACTTGTTTATCTCTACTATCTAAATAGTTAAGTTCACCAATTGTTTTTTTTGTTTTTTCTATTTCTTTTAAACTATCAAGAATATTACTTTCTAATATTTCTATTCTCTCTTTCTTGAATTTCACTGTTGCTTTTATTAGTATTTGAGATTTTGTTCTTACCATTTTTTCTCCTCTCTAATTTTTTTCCATAAATTTATGTCTAAATTTTTTAATTCATTTGGTAAATGGGGATCTATTATAGAACGGAGTTCCCCTCCTAAAGGAGAATCAAAAACTCTTGCTCCACATAATTCCTCATTTCTTCCCATAGCTTCTATATGATTTATTGGGTAATGCATAAAAACTTCGTCAAACCACTTTAATTTCTTCATACCTGCTTTGTCCTGTCTATACACATATCTATTTCTTAATCTATCTATTGAACTTCGTACATACCTCATATGATACATATTTAAATATGAATGAGGTATCTCCCAACCATACTTATCCCCATACACAGGCTCCCCTCCATCCCATGTAAAATGATTAGCCAAATTAAAATAAGACCCTTTTTTATATCTAAAAAATCTTCCATGCCTAGAAAAATAAAAATTACTTGTATTATAAGCAAACACCATAGCCGATACCATTAGACAATGCTTATTATACTGAAGAGCTTGGTGATTTAATAAATATCTACTTCTTAATCTTTCTAATTGCCATTCACTATAAAATTCATCTGCATCTACAACCCATATCCAATCCCCTTCTTCTGGGTCCATCATGACCATTAAATCAGTTTTTAAAACAGCTTCATTTTTATCATAGACATTGCTTACACTAATATATTCTAAATATTTTTTAGGGTCTCTGTATATTATCTTATGTTCTTTATCTTCAGTATCCATGAAATACTCTAACTTCTGCTCTGTTCCATCAGTAGAATTATATCCAGTTAAATGATTAGTGGTAGAAACTGCTATTTTATCCACATAAGGCAAAAGAGTTCTTAAATTTTTATCGATGAAATCAACTTCATTGTGTGTGGCCATAACAACTAATATTCTCATTTTAACCTCCTATTTATTTTGGTGGAGGAGGCAGGATTCGAACCTGCAACTTCCCGATACAATTCGGGGCTTTCCATTAAGCTACTCCCCCACTTTTTTTAAATACCCATTAGGATTAAAAGATAACATATATCTTTCACAATACTTATCTATAATAAAATCTTGATTTTTTTTCATAAATTCTTGAATTGCTTCCCATGGCCCACCCTCTTCTTTTATTTTTGGTAATATAGGATGTCCTTTAATATTAGAATCTTCTACTACTAAATAACATTCTTTAGAAACAAAAGGACTGTATAATTCTAATTCTTTTAAAACATGAGGTTGTTCATGTCGTGAATCTAAAACTACCATTATTTTAGAGTTTCTATAATCCGATATTAATTCTTTTACTTGCTTAATTACTTCCTCTGAAATAGAAGACCCCTGTATAAATTTTATGGCATTGTCAAATACATATCTTGGTTGAATATCTATTGTAATAACTTTCCCTCCCCCATAACCTTTCATAATATCTAAAAAGAAAAAAGAACTCCCTCCAATTCCTGTCCCTGTCTCTATAATTAAATCAGGTCTTGTCTTCCAAATAATTTCTTGGAATACCCATAAATCCAAAGGATTTTTTAATATTCTAATCCCTTTCCAATATGTTTGTTCCCAGGTGGTTTTTGAATTATAAAATATTCCATGAAATTCATCTGTTATAGTTTTCATTCTATTACTTCCTTTTTTATTAAATTTAATACTACATTAGAATCATAACTAAAATCAAATAATCTCACTTTATCTTTATCTATTAATTTCCATACCCAAGGTAAATCCATAAATCCACCAGAATAATAAAACCCCACCATCTTCTTAGCAGGAGCAAATACTCCCATATGAAATGCCCCTGTTTGTGATCCTAAAATACATTTAGCATGTTTAGCTAAATAAAACTGTAAATCAACTGAATTATCTTTAGTGTGCTGAGGAAGATCATTAATTTTTTTAGCCTGTTTTATATCATAAAAAGCTTTTCCAGCTGTGTTATGGGAATAATAATATACATCAAGACCAGAAGAAATTAGCAATTCTACTATTCCCTCCCATACTTCTTTCATATATACCTTTATAGTGCTATTCACTTCTCCTGACAAATCTCTAGGAAATAATACTATATATTCCCCATTTTTTATTTTGTCATCTTCTATACTAAAATTAGAACTTTTAACATGCTCAAAAATTCCTCTTCCTGAATCTATATATTTTCTATTTTGAAGTCCATGCAATGTAAATATTTTATCATTCTCCCCCCATTCTAAACTTTCTATTATTCTTAAACATATATTTCTACCAACTTGCAAATGGAATAGTTTTTCAGGTCTTGATTTACTATCATACTCCTTATTTGGCAACCAGAAATTATTTAATCTCCCAACATTTATACTGTTTGCTTCTTCTTCAGTTAAATCTATAGGGATAAATTTATCATAAATACCTCTATACAAAATCTCCCTTCCTCTATAAGAAGCGACCAATATTTCCCGATCTAAAAAATTAGATTTGAGATATTCTTTTAACATGGGAATAAAAGAGATAAATTCCCACCCAAATTCTCCTAACCAAACAATTAAAAGTTTCTCCTTATTTTTCATTTTGTTTTTCCCCAATAATATACCCATAATTTCTAGCCATTACTTTTATTTTCCTTGCTAATTCAAAATCTTCTTGTTCCATTGACCCCCAAGTAACTTCCCCATACTGAGGTTTGTCCTTCTCTTTAAATCTTATATGTCTTAAACTATGTATAATAGTTGAACTCTTAGAAATAAATTCATGGAGTTTATTTTCTACTCTAGAACTTAATTTATATTCCATTAATCTCAACATAGAAATTATAACATTATTTATATCTTCTATTTTATATTGATACCTAGCTATTTCCCCAGCTTTCAAATTATAGTAATAATAAAATTTCATACAAGACAATAACAAAGAATCTTTCTCATTCATTTCTTTTACGCAAGCTCTCGCTTTACCCCAATTCCTTTTATTAATAATATGCATAGATTCTATTGTCGGAATAGGATATCTTGTTTGATGAAATACTATATCAAAATCTGATACAAACATATTTTGTAATGTTGGTACATAAGGAGGCTTTTTATCCCAAAAAGTAGCTTCCCAATCTACCATTCCATCCTTCCCCATATCTTCATGTTTAATATCTATTCCTATTCTATGCATTAAATGAGCAATATATAATGTCCCACTTCTTGGTGCTCCTATTATTAATGTTTTTTTTCCCATACTCCTAATGTTCCTTTCCCTCCTAGTAAATTAAATTCTTTTGTGAATTCTTCCCCAAAATAAAATGAGGAGCATTTTTTCCCATTTGAATTATGAGCTACAAATATTCTTGTTTTATCTTTTACTGTCAACCATTCTCTTCTTATATGAACTAATTCATGGCAGGAATCATGGAAAAATAAATCTACAGGTAAATCAGAATTAGCTTCTAAATACTCTGCTGAATCTTTATTAGCTATAAAAGTCCAATCTACATCGCTAAATTTATCTTTTATAATAGGCAATATCCATTTTTCTCTATTACTATAATCCCCATCCTGATAATATGGTTGCTTACCAAATATAAATTTATCTATAGAAACCAAAGACCCTTTACCTAATATTTGCAAAGCCTTCAGAATAAAAAATGTGGAGACCCCACTGCCTGTTTCTATAATATATTCAGGTTGAAAATTAAGTATAACATCATACAATAATAGCCCTTCATCTGGTTTTATACACCCATGCATTTCAATAGGAGGTTTAACCCCTATCATATTATAAATTTCTTCTGAATGTTCTTTATCCATTAATTTCTCCATTCCCGTAATAAAAATCGCATTATCCCATCAACCTTTTTATGTATAACACCTTCTTCTGCATATTTACCCCCTATACCACAAAGCTCCCTAACCCAAGCATTTATTCTTGTATTATTATCTGGATGTAATGCTGTCAATAATTCCATTCTAGTATACTCTTTGTATTTAGCTCTTCCAAAATCTATGAGTACTGGTCTATCAACTTTACTTGCTACGATGTTAGCTAACTCCACATCTTCATTGATCATATCTATTTCCCGAAGTTTATCTAATGTTTTTATCATAATCATGCAAAATTGACGAAGTTCTTCTTCTGACATTTCTTTAAATAATTCTCTCCATCTACTCCGCCTTCCTCCTAATTCATGATTCTCCATTATAAAATAACTGGTGTGCCTATCAAACCCAAAACCTATTACCTTAATTATTCCTGGATAATTAATCCTGCGAAGAATCTCATACTCAGACATTATACTTCTATGCTCTGTATTAGGAGAGCCTCCACTTTTTATTACAACTTGTTTCCCTTCTTCTTTATCGTAAGCTCTGAATACAGTATATCCAGTATAAGGTGAATGCCCATTCCCAGGAATTACTTCCTGATTAATATATCGAGAACTGTTTATTATTTGTTTGGTGGTATCCATACTTTCGCCCCACTTTCCATAGTATTTAATTGTTCTAATATTCCGTCACAACTAAAAGTTGTATTCAAAAATGTTCCAAATTTAGGTTTCATTTCAGCAAGCATCATTGAATGTCCCCCACCAAATTTAATTATTTCTTCCAAAGCCTTTTCTTCTGTATCAGCAGAATGAATAATATTTCCATACTGAACTCTCATATCATCTTTGATTCTATTTACATTCATATTATCTAATCGTTCCTCCCCTGTTTTCTTTCCACAAATACTGCATGAATGTCGATAAGGGTCAGGTTTAGAATCTAAAAGTATAATAGCTACCATACATACCCCTTGCATATCTATAATCTTCTGTATAATAATTTCATCCCCTATATGTCCATATAAGCCTCTTACATTCTGGTCTACATCTTCTTCTTTCCATTTAATCTGAAGAATAGTACTAATAGTCAAACTTTCTATTACTAATATTCTATCTATTACTTTTTGAAGATGTTGCAATCCATTATTTCTTACTACTAGAAGTCCTCTTTTAAAGTTTTTTCCCATACCAAATCCCCCTATACCTATCATTTGAAATTTTTATAGTAGTCATACCATTTTCATCTGGCCCTAACTTTTCAGGATTGTTATTATGAATCATATCGCAATAATTATATTTTTCATCTGCTATTCTTATAAATTTCATATTATTCTTTTTCAAAATAGACTCCACCATAGCATAAGAAGGTCTACATCCTACATTATTATATGCCTTGTTACATCCTTCTTCTATTCTGCAAACAAACAAAGTCTCATCCATCGAATTGCACCACTCAGTTTCCAAAAATAAATGTGCTCCACTTTTCATAGACTCACACACTTCATTTAAAGCCTTAGCAGGATTCTTTAAATGATACAAAGTGCCTATATGTAGAATTAGATCAAATTCTGGACCAAAATTAAATCCTTTATCCAAATCAGCTCTAATTGTTTTTGCTTTATCACATCTAAGTTTTATTATTTTAAGGTACTCTTCTCTAGCATCAGAAAAAACAACATCAGCACCCTGTTTAAATAGCTCCCAACCAATAAAATTTAATCCACACCCAACCTCTAATACCTTGACCCCTTCAAAATTAGTCCCATAACAATCTCTGATTGCTCCCAATAAGCTCAAAGTTCTAAATTGCCATTTATCAGAATTAAACTTCTCTAATATCATAGAGGCATTAATATCCATCTTTATGAAACCTCTTTTTCTATAGAATTTAAAGCATTTTCTACTGCTGTATCCATATTAATATATTTATATTCTGCTAATCTACCTAACAAAATTATCTTATCCCCCCAAATCTCAAGTACTCGGTTTTTATATTTATCATACAATTCCAAACCCTTTCTATTTGTTATATCTGGATATAATGGAATTCCAATATTTGTAGGATATTCATAAATCACTGTAGTCTTATGGTGGCGTTGACCTGTACCATGCTTTATTTCTATTGTTCGTATAAATTCATTATCATTTGGGTAACTTATAGCCAATGCTTCTTGATGAAACTCTTTATCATATGTTCTATGTTTAAATATTAATGAACGATAGGGAAGTTTCCCATATATATAACCACATAAATCATCTATTCCCCCTGTCCATATCACCTTCTTTGCTTTATTAAACAAACCCCATACATCCCTGTAATCCGTATTTAAAAGCCATCTTATACCTTTAAATGATAACATCTTATTAAACATCTTTGTATACCCATAAAGAGGAAGACCTTGATATTTATTATTAAAATATCTTTCATCCTCATTATATTTCATTTTAGCTCTATTTTTTATAGATACTGGAATATCTTGAAATCTTTTATTCCACATCTTTTTATTGTATCCATGATAAAAAGTAAGTTCCGCATAGGCTTCCCCCCCTAATTCTTGAAGAACTGATTTAGTGGGAGGAAACGGCCATAACTTTCCCTCAGCATAACTCACAGCTTTATGCTGATAAAAATTCCAATCAGTAAATCTACTTAAAAAATCCCATACTTTTTTATTGTCAGTATGAAACAAATGAACCCCATATTTATGAACTAATATTCCATCATTATTATAGTAATCATAGCAATTCCCCCCTATGTGATCCCTTTGATCTACAATAAGAACATCCCCTAGAGTATCTGCTATTGCCCTTGCTACCGTACATCCTGTTATTCCAGCCCCAACTACTAAATAATCAATTTCCATTATAAATATCTATCTCCTTTGAAATACTTGATATCAATTCTTTAAATCTATTTCTTTCTATCTTTTTTGAGAAATAATTGTAAGGACTTTGATGAGAATATCTAATTTCATCCTCATCTATACAGCATTCTTCAAATAAAGAAGTTCCTTGATATGGAGTAAATATGCTTAACACTATCTTAGTTGGTGATAATGATTTGATAAAATTTAAAGAAGTCAAAATATCTTCCTCCGTTTCTTCTGGGAATCCAGCAATAAAATATGCCTTCCAATTCATTTTCCTATTATTTAAAATTATAGAGGCTTGTTCAAATTGTTTTATCGACTCTCCTTTTTCTATATAATCTAATATTCTATCTACTCCAGATTCAATTCCCACTCCCATTTGAACACACCCAGAATCTTTCATAGCTTTTACTAATTCAGAATCTATAGAATCAGCTCTTGTTTCACAGCTCCAATCAGCTGATAGATTATATCTTGAACAAAATTCTAAAATACGTTTTCTATTAACTGTGAATGTCTCATCCCAAAAAGTAAAATAATCACTATGGAACCTATTCTCAATATCTCTCATTTCTTCTAATATTCTATCAACCGATTTAAATGTAACTTTTCTTCCCCACATCGCACTCGAAGCACAAAATCTACAATTAAAAGCGCATCCCCTAGAAGTAACTAAATGGGCATAGCCATTTGGAGAATATTTATCAATTAAAATATCATAATCCGGGAATGATAAACTATCTAAATTTTGAATTCTTCCTGATTCCCACTCAAATTCCCCCTTATTAATTTCTATTTCTTCGCCATATATAAATTCATTCAGGGTGGGATGAAACCCTCCAACCATAATCTTTATACCAAATTCATTTACGATAGATATCAATTTCTTAGCTGATTTGTATTTGACATTTAAGATTGAAATCCCCACTTTATCTGGAGCTTCTTTCTGAAGAACTTCCCTAAATTCTTTCCAGATAGGATGGTCATCATTATAAACCCCATCTATGTAATTATTATAATCCTTGATTCTACTACTATACCCACGATATCCTGATTTTGGGTCAACTTCTAAATTTTTAACAACTACATCATATCCATCTGCACTTAATGCTGACCCTACAGCTAAAAGGGACAATGGAACATAGTCTTGTTCTAATCCAAAAAATCTACTAAAAGGAGGATTCACTAATAATATTTTCATTATTCCTTGTACTCCAATACAAAATTATCCCAATCTTTTATTCTGTTCTTCCAACTACATTCTTTTCTGATATGTTCAGAATATTTTTTCCCCATAACTATAAGCTCTTCATTGTCCTCATACCTAGTACAAATATCTATTATTTCCTGATTGTTTTTAATTATAAATCCTGTTTTACCATTTTCTATTGCTTCTTCTCCTAATCCCACAGGGGTAGTTATAACAGTAGTTCCACAAGATCCAGCCTCTATTCCACATGCACTTCCAGTTTCCCTTCCTTTATTATCTGGTGCATTAATGATTAAACAATCTATACCTTGATAATAATTATAAAGACGATCATGAGAAAATGCACTCTTCCCTGTTATATCCCCAACAGCAGCTACTATATTTATACCTTTTTTTATTAGCTCTACAATAATACCTGTTCCTTTTCTATGGGCAACACCCATATTATATACCATACCAAATTTTGGTTTTCTTTTTGCCACCTTTTCTTTATATGGAAAGATCTCTGTGTCTACCCCTATTCGCAACAATTCCCCATCTCTGCCATATACCTTTTTATACCAATTAGCTGAATACCTTGACATATTAATAGATGGCACAGAAGTATTTTTATAATATTTCTTACTGCACTCTTCCACAGTAGTTATAAAATTAACAGCCTTTACTTTCCCTTCTAATTGTTGAATCTGATTTCCCTGATATGATATAAAAACAAAAGCTTTTTGTTCTATTTCCCTAATATCTTCATCGCTTAATATTTTTGCCCCATAAAATATATCAAAATAAGGAGAATGTTTTTTTAACCCTTCTCCTATAAAACTAATAGGGTGAGAACTTGAGGTATTAGTTTTGTATCCTTTATTAACATAAAAATAAGCCTTTTTCATTATCTCCTCCAATCTATACTTCTGTTTTTGATAACTTCTTTAACTTTATTGTACCACCCCTCTAATTTAATATTATCAGTTAATTTAGCCCCAGGTTTTCCTATAGTGTGAAACAAATCAAAATTTATATTTTCTTTATCTATTTTCCAATTATACTTTTCTGGGTTATTCCAAACATCACATCCTGGGTAAGGTTGAAATATATGTAACCCAAACTTTGTTACTTCTTTAGCTTTTTGAATAAAATCTATTGTTTCATTTACTGTTTGTTCTGTTTCACCTGGGAAACCTAAAATCATCTGACCTCTAATTTTCATTTCTTGTCTATTTACAATATCTATTGCTGAAAAAGCATCTTCTATATTTGCTTTTTTATTCATTTTCTCTAATATTTTATTTGACCCAGATTCAAATCCAAATGTCATTTGAATACACCCAGCTTCTTTCATAGCTTTTATTACATCTTCTTGTACTAAATCCACCCTGTTCAAACAATCCCAATAAACTCCCAAATCAGCTATCTTGCTGCAAAATTCTAATACTCTATTTTTATTTAAAACAAAAGAATCATCAACAATATGGAATAATTTAATTCCGTATTTTTTTTTCAAATACTTAATTTCTTCCATAATATAATCAATATCAAAATAAGATACCTCTCTTTTCCAAATTTTGCATGAAGCACAAAAAGCACAATCAAATGGACATCCTCTAGAAGTAATAAGTGTTGCTGATCTGCATTCCCCCATCAAATAACTGAATATATCTTCAGGTATATACTTATAAAAATCTAATGCTTTTCTATCAGGAAATGGAAGGTAATTTATATCTTCAATTCTATTATCATCCAAAGAGTATATAATTTCCCCATCTTTTCTATACACAAGTCCTCCAATCATATCAAAAGGAAAATCCCACATAAAATCTAATAAAGAATCTTCCCCCTCGCCCCTTATACAAGCATCAAAACAAGAATATTTCATAATATGCTCTGGGAAGGTTGTAGCATGAACCCCCCCAACTATAACAAACGCTTTATTATCTCTTTTCTTTAGATGCTCCGCTATGCTTTTCATACAAGGGAAATTAGGGAAAGTTCCTGTTATACCATATACATCCCCAACTGGTATTCTCCAATTAGATTCTGGGATACCTGCTAAATCACATACATCTACTTCAATCCCATTATGTTTAAGATTTGCCGAAATATATAATATCCCAAGCATGGGAAAATCTGTATCTGATATTAACCACGGAGATGGGGGAATTATTAATACTATTTTTTTCATTTTTTTTCCATTAAAGCTACATTAATTCCATAAATACTAATATAACTGATTAATTTGCCATATGTTTCTAAATTCTCAATAAAATCTATCTTTGTTTGCTCAGATGCAAATAATCTCTCCCCACTCTTACTTGATTTAAAAAACTTATCCTTGCTTTTCCATCCCCTATAATTAGCTACACAAACATATTTATTACTTACTCTAAACATTTCTTTATATATCTTTGAGCGAACTTCTTCTTTTGGTATATGCTGAATTACTCCAAAAGCTGTAACTAAATCAAAACTATCAGAACTTTCTAATTCTATATAATGGGGAATATCATCAGAAATAAAAACACAATTAGGGAGTTCTTTTCTATCTTTATTTATTACCATTTCACACATATCTACTCCCTGTTTGAATACCTTCTTTGATGCTATAGAAAAATAAGTTTTAAAAAATGTGCCTGAACCACATCCTAAATCTAATACAGATTTGTATGGCCCAACTTTATCTAGCATAGGAAAAACAGCAAAAGCAATCTGGTTTATTGCTGATCTAATTATTCCCTCATTCTTAATTTCCCATTCTCTGCCCCTTACTTCTTCTATTTGGGAATAAGTTTCTTTCATTTTCTTTACTTCTTCTTGAGTTAAATCCATTTTAGGCATATACATCTCTCTTCCAATAATATCTTTCCCTTTTTATTCCTCCTAATGTCTTCTTATAGGAAGTATCCCCTTTCATTAAATCATATTCTGTAATTCCTTGAGAAATAGCTGATTCTATTATTCCAAGATGAGTCTTTATCCCAATACTATATTTTCCATACTTCTCATCATATCCACTTATACTCGCATATAGTTTATTCTCACATTCCATGCAAAAAATCATACAAGCTGGGACATCATCTATTTTCATCATACCTAACCATAATTTATCCCCCAAAGCTTTTGCATATTCTTCTAAAAAAAATCTCATTGCTCCTGTAGACCATCTTCTCCCCCATCTAGCTTCATGTAATTTAAAAAACCAATCCATATACTTTAAATCTGCTTTAGGAATAATTTCTACTTTATGATTATCTTCAAGCTGTTTGAATTCTCTTTTCATATTATATCTTTTTTTCCCTTTAAATCTGCTCATATATTCTTCAAAAGATTTAGGTAATTTAATATCCCAAGTCCCTTTATTGGTATTTAAAGTAAACATAGATTTGTTAATAGATACAAAATGAGAATCATATTTAAAAAAGCTTCCTTGTGGGAAATCTGTTGCTATTTCCTCTTTTAATATTATACAACCTAATTTATATGCTAAATCTGCATCTAACCCTTCTTCCATTAAGATATCCGAATAATCACCTTTATATTTAGAAATTGATATAGGAAATCCCATTGCAGGTTCTTTGTCAATATATCCTATCCATACATAAGATTGATGAACATCAGGATGTAAAGTAATGACACTGAGCCAGGGGTAATCAACAAATGGATTTTTACTAGCAGCCTTATTTATTAGCTCTTCCCAATCTTCTTTCATTTTCTGTATAGGAGCTTTAATAATCTTCAAACCAAAGAGCCTCCTTTTTACAATGAGCAATCCCATATTTCTTTAAAGTGTTTCCCTTCCCTTTGTACATACTTAGTAATTCTATTTTCTTATTATAAATATTTTCATCAAGTTCTAATACAAAATGGGGATTAGAAGCAATATCTTCTTTATGAGCAGCAAAAGACAAAATAACTGTTTCTGGAGCTAAAATCCCTTTATACATTCTAACTACAGCATTTACTAAAGAATGAACTGGGTTTCGATATTCCCCATACATATTATGGGTTATAATTACATCCGGTGAAAGCTTATTTAAATAGTACAAAATTCCTGTGTATGCACCATGTATTTGATTTCGTATTAGCATATTTTGAATACTTTCCCATAATATCTCATCCCCAGAAAATTTAGCATGGGGAATACCTAAACATTTCCAGCTTACACCCAACTTTTTACATATCTCTTCAAAATGTCTATATTTATTTAACTTACTATCCCAATTATAAGATTCAGGATAAAATGGTACACAACAACTAGTAACAATCCAATTACTCTTCCCTTGAGCATAAGTTAAAAGTATCCCCCCTCCAAATAATACTTCATCATCTGGATGAGCTACTAGCATTAAAATTTTCTTATCACTTGCTAAAAGATCTCCAATTATAAAACTTATATCCCTTAATTCCTCTTCATTCTCACTCATCTATAAATACTCTCTTAAATATTTCCATTACTTTGTTAGAATTATATTTTTTACTGTATACATCCCAATTCTGCTTACTGCTCCAATTTCTATCAAAATCCATAAAAATTTTATATAATTGAGAAGCATTGGAATAAACAATAGCTTTTTCTCCTAATAAATTTAAATGTTCAATTTCTCTTGATCCACCCCAAGTAATAACAGGTTTATTTCTAACAGAAAATTCACCTACTGTTAATCCAAAAGTCTCCCCCCTATGTTTTGCATGAATCATTGCATCACAGGTATTAATAAATTTAACTTTTTCACTCAAGTCTAAAATAAAAGGAAGATATATTATTCTATCATGATTAAAGAATTCTCTTGTATTTAAAAATAAAAAATATACATCCTTTCGTTTACTAAGTATGTTTTTTATTTCATCTTTCACAAAGTCTATATTAAAATCCCCTATTCCCCCATGTCTTCCAAATACTACAGCATCTTTTGGAATTTTTAGTTTTCTTCTCATATTCTTATTATGGAATGGAATATCTACCATATGGGGAACTACGGGGACCTTCCCTTGTGATAACTGATCCCCAACAGCAGCATAAACATCCCCATGAGGTTCTGTAATTTCAAATACGCAATGAATTACAGTCTTGCAACACATAATCCCTATTCCATCCTTACGTCCTCTTTTAATAGCATAAAATATATCAACCTTTTCTTTTTTTATCATTTTTTCAACAAGACTAAAATCAATATAACCCCAAACTTCTGTAAATCTTTCTTTAAATTTAGAAAAAGCCTTTAAATCCTTATTGTAATTGGAAATAATAATAGACTCATTACCTAATATTTCTTCATTATATTTAGCATAATCATACATAGCTACTTCTGTCCCACGTTCACATAATTGATTTGAATGGAATGCTATTTTCATTTTATACTCTTGTCCCTAAATAATTATCTTGATCAAATTGGACAATATAATAATTCAATCCCTCTAAATACCCAAATAAATCCTCTTTGGTATAATTAAATCTCGATGTTTGTCTATTGTATTCAAAAAGTATAAGAGGAGAATCACGTTCTATAGTTTTCAACCCTCCTTTTATTACATTTAACTCATACCCCTCTACATCTATCTTTATTAAAGAAATCTTTGGTAAATCTAAATTATCTAAAGTTTCTATATATACAACCTCCCCTTCTTTATTTCTATCTTCAACAATAGCACTATGACTATAATGAGTGTCTGTAGTAGCAAATATATCTCTTGAAGTAATTTTACTCTTTTCTTTATATGCCCCCAATCCCATATTAAAAGCTCTTACATTAGCTAAACCATTCTTAATTACATTAGAACACAATAATTGATGATATATTCTATGAGGTTCAAATGAACAAACCATCCCATTATCCCCTACAATTTTTGACAAAGCAACAGTGTGAACTCCTATATAAGCTCCACAATCAATAACATTGTCCCCCTCCTTTACTAATTTTTTATATAAATCTAAAATCTCCCCCGCCCATCTACCATTTACTAAATGCTTACTTATACGATCAAAAGAAAGGTATGTAAAAATACCATCCTCATTTTCAGTAGTTCTTGTTTTAAGACGTTTCATATTCTTATATCACTCCTAATAAGTATTTAGCTCTTTCTTTTGATGTATGATATTTTAATACATATTCATACCCTTGCTTTGCTATAAGTGCTCTTTCTTGTTCATTTTCTAAATAATACTTTATTTTATCTTTTAACTCTTCTTCATTATTGTAAGACACAAAATGAATTCCCGCTACAGGAGGATTAGGAATCTGTATTTTAATAGGAGGAGATAACAATAAAGCACCACTAGCCGGTATTTCCCAAAATCTAGCTGTCTCATATCCTGAACCATAATATGAAACTCCTATTTTACTTTCAGCTAAACTTTTATAATATATTTGTTTTAATTCATGAGTAGATGGAGTACAAGCATTTGCTCTCCCAATTCTTCCCACCATAGAATTCTGAATACCTAATGATCTTACAGCTTCTTCTATTTTCAATCTTCTTAAATTTGTTCCTGTAGCCATTGAACAAATTACACTGTATTTATTATCCACCTTCCCTTTGTATTTAAAATAAGCTTTCATTGCTCCAAAAGGCATTGGTTTTATATTTTTTCTAATATCCTCAATATATAATTCTCTTTTAAAATAAATCCTAAATACCCCTACAGCTCCAGGCTCTATTAATTCTAATCTATCTTCATCATCTATTATTGCTGTTTTCTTTTCCCATTTATTCTGCACTATATAATTCAATAAAGGTTCATTTTTTCGTTCCATAGATAAAAACATTAAAATTAAATCAGCTTCAGCTAAAAATTCTTTATTATTGACTTTAATACTATGTTCAGTACATCTAATCCCCTCTATTATAACTTCTGTTAGAATATCATAATGTTCTGCTGTTATACAAACTATATCCATTCATCCCCTGCTATAGCTTTCTGTAAAAGATTTATTGTTTTTTCTATATATTTCTCTCTTCCAAACTTTTCTAATACACTTCTTCTACATTCTTCTGGATCAATATAATTGACATTAAAACACCTATCCACCATCTCATCTACAGACTTACATATTAATCCTGTCTTCCCATCCTCTACTATCTCTGATACTGTTCCATCCAAAGCAATTACAGGAGTGCCCATTAGTAAAGCCTCTTTTGGAACATTAGGATCTCCTTCTTCACAAGTAGAAGTAAAAATAACAGCTTTAGCATTCTTCATCAATTCCCATTTTTCTAAATTATCTACTTCTCCTATATACGAAACTTTATAGGAAAGTTTTGGTCTTATTACATTATCAAAATAAGGAGACAAATCATGTGGTCCTGCTATAAGCGTCTTTATCCCCATTTTATTCCCAAACTCTACTGCTAAATCAGTCCCCTTATGGCTTGCAATTAATCCTATATATAAATAATAACTATCCTTATTATAAGCAAGCCTAGTATTTAAATCAGTATACTCTAAAGGATCTAAAGTTTCAAAAGAATGCCTGTAACAAATAGGTTTCGGAACAACAACAGCCTTTATAAAATCTTGAGCTAAACCCCCATATATTTTTCTTCTTTTTATCCCACAAGCACAATCATTTTGAGAATGAAATTGAGCATGATGAACAGAAGGGAATATTATATTCCTTTCAAAATTTCTACAATAATTCTTTTCTGGGTCTCCCCCCATTCTTGCAACATAAGGAAACTTAGGAGTTATACGTCCTGTCAATCCATAAGCTGTTGTATCTATAAGAACCTCTAACTTATCAATATAGTATATTAAATGTTCTTCAAAATTATACTTTTCATTTTTATACCCCCACCCCTCTTTTATCTCTACTATCTTGGCATTGCTCTCACTTCCAGGAGGAGCAAATAAAGTAACCTCATGCCCCCATTCTAATAATCCTTCGGCAGTCTCCCAATTTACCATCTGTGTTCCTCCGTAATTATCTGGAGGAACTGGATTGCTGCCTGTACATATAATCCCTATTTTCATTATTCTTTCTCCCATTTAAAATTTGGATCAAATATACCAGAAATATCTCTATAGTAACCCAAGGAAAATTAGGATGTTTAATGTCATCATCTTTCATTGGACTTCCACAAGTGGGGCAACATATATCATTTTCTTCTATTATATTACTACAATTTTTTTCCATAGGCATATCCCTACAGCCTTTAGAAATCATAGCCCCATCTTTTCCCCCTAAGTAATAACTACCAAATCCTGAATTACAGGAATACCACTTTTGCAAAATTGTCTCACAATATCTTTTTCTCATTTTTCTTCCTCCCTTTCTCCTGCCATTCTTCTATAAAAAGCATTTATTAACTTGACCTTATCTTGATGAAACAATAACATGTGGTTTTCAAAAGATTGTCTATCTTCGAATTCAGTTCTGCAATAAATGCAAATTATCTTATTACTCATTTTCTTTTATGTCTTTTATTATAGTTCCATCATATATTCTCTTTTTCTTCCCCACACAAAAAAAACACTGTAGAGTAGATGGAGAATGCACTCTCCCACATTTTGGACAAATCCACCCCGTATTATTAGGAGTAAAAGTAATTTTTCCTACTATATTACAATCTGTTTTTTCTTGCTTTTTCCAATCCTTTGGATATGAAAATTCATCGCCCATTTGTCTCACCTCCTTCTATAAACTTTATTCCCACAACAAAGACAAGTCAAAGTAGTAGTTTCTATTATATTTTTACAATTTTTTTCCATAGGCTCATCCTGACAACTCAGAACTCTTCCAAAACAATCACCTTCTGTTACTTCTATTACTTCTCCTCTATGATCACACTTACGAGTTATTTGATCCAAACATTCCTCCCATGCTGCTTCACAATGACGCCATCTATTCAATGGTGTTTCACAATATCTTCTAAGAGCCATTTTTTAACGCCTTTTTGAAAACCAAGCACACTTATTATCCCTATTCCTCTTTTCACAAGTATATATAGGTATTTGTTTAGGGGATAAATAAGTGCCTTGCAGATTTGATGGTGATGTACATGTCTCTTCTCCAGTATCCCAACCTTCAAATGGATCAGAAGAAGAACTATAATGCCTACATTCACTGCAATAAACTTTACTCATGACTTACCCCCTTTATATAAACATCTATTGTCGTAAAAATTGTTGTAGGATCAATATTGTATTTTATATCCTCAAAAAATATACATCTTACTCCTTCTTTAGAACTCCAATTCTCATCCACTTTGTGTCTTTGTTTCTGATGCCCCCACATAATAGTATCTACATTCTGCAATAAAGCTAACTTGCCCCCAAAAGACTGAGAACTCACAGCCAAAACAGAATTAGGATTATTCAAAGCCTCAAGCATCATAGGAAATGGATCGTCTGATATAAGATTCAAAGACCTGCCCTTAATCTCCTTCAAATAATAACTTTGCCCATATCTCCCAACTATAATCACATTGCAATCTATCTTATCTATAATCATACTATAAAGAGTCTTCCAATTTTTTACCCCCCAATTCCGCTGTTCAGTATATGGATCTCCTATTTTAAATCTTGGCATCAAAACAATATTAGGTTTCTTAGGATCTAAATTTAACATCTTTTCATCATACTCTTCCATGTTCACCAAACGAGAATCAAAAGGCTCGAATACCATTTTATCTTTATAACAATCAGCAGACTTCCAATCTAAATTCTTCCACCCATGAATAACATCATCTGAATCTATATCACATTTCCTGAACATATCTAATATAGGAGGACCATTATTATAAAGGAATGAATTCCTCACCAAATTAGCTGAATACATCTCTTCAGGAAGATCTGTAATAATATTATTCTCTGGAATATAATTATCATAAAATCTTGTTCTTTCCTTTAAAGTAAATACTTTAACATCTTCTAATGTATCATATCCTTCTAACCATGCTATGTGTGCTCTATGAAGCAAAGACCACCCAATTTCTCCAACATCAAAAATTACTTTCATATTTCTAACCTTTCATCACTATATAATTTAAATTTTTCCCCATAATTTTTTAATACCATAGTTTCTGAACAATCAGATAAATAAACATTCTTTACCTTAACGCCTAAAGGCTTTAATTTGCCCCTGATAGATTGGGTTAATTCCTTATCTATCTCTATAAACTTTTCCGATATTCCCCTAACTCTTTTCCCCACAATAAAACACTTAATAGTAGCAAGTGATATATCTTCTATAGCTTCGTCAATTTCATAGACCTCAGATAATGCCTTTACTACATCCTCTATTTCATAAACTAAAACAGCTCCAACTATTATAGAATGGTCATCTACATCCATTAAACATTGGGTAGGCAACCTAATAGTTTGTCTAACAATAGGTATAACTTCTATTTCTGTAATAAAAGGCCAATAAAAATAAAATCCAGAGTTTAATTCTATTATCTTCTTGCCCCTTACAAACTTCACCGCCCCATGTGTTTTTCTTACAATGAAGGGTCTAGGAACTAAATTAACTATCCATGTTCGAATAAAGTCAGCTAATAATGCCCAAAGATTCATATTAACCTATTTTTCCCACTACCTATTAAACCTATCATACCTTCTAACCCTGTGTTCACCTTCTCTTATGTCCATTGGCTTAAACCCCATAGACTTTTTGAAATGCCTTAGACCATCTTCCCCTGACCCCCAAAAACCATACTGAATATATTTAACATAGGAATTCCAATTCATAATATCCACAATAGTCCAATAAAGTAGGAAGTTCATCACCCCTGTTTTTAAGTAATCAGCGTGACCAAGAATCTGGCTAACAAGAATCAACTCTTTATATGTTAAAACAGATATGTAAGCTATTAATCTATCAAATTTCCCCTCTTCACTAAAAGCTCCATAAAATTGCCAGTAATGTTTATCACAATTTCTTTCATACTTAGTATACTTTGGAAATTTTCTATACCCTTCACTCATTATTCTTCCTTGCCTAAATAAAGAAGATGTATTAATCTCATGCACTTGCTTTAAAACCAAGTTTTTCTTTACCTGTCGAAAAAATATATTATATTTTGATGGTTTTCTTATCATATTTCTAGTCTTACAATCTAAGACTTCTTTAAAGTAGCTTATAGGTGTAGTCCCTTCTGATATTTGAAGAATTGTAGGGAGTCCCCAGGCATCGTAATCTCTATTGAGAATTCCACTTATAGACTCTACTGCCTTCTTGCAATACTCATCTGTGCATTCTTTGCCAATATCTACTTTAATCATTTACTTTTTATCTGCTATAGAAATACTAAAATTTAAATTAATAGGGATCTTTTAGCAATATCTTCAAGCTCGTCTTCCATAACACATCGGCAAGTCCAACATAAAATATCGGCACGACCAGCAAGCACTACTTTTTTCATAAGTTTATCTCTGTTCCAGTGCTTACTGAAATCTTCGCCACACTTACCACAAATGTATAAACTCTTATATTTTTTATTCGCACCCATCATAACCTCACAAAAAACCCATCAACAAAACAGTTAATAACTACCATTACTGGTATTATATACAAACAATTTATGTGTAGCACGGCAATAAAATATGCTGCCAAAAATATAATACCTATAACATAACCCAATAATATCAAAATCACTACTGACATAGGTAAATCATTTATATTCTTGATTTTTTTATCGGAATGTCCTAGTTTATGGTAGTGCATTTTTTACTTAATAATATATTCAAGTTTCCCATGGTCCTCAACTAGTCCTAAATGTTGCTTTTTGGGGGATTTTCAATGTTTCAAATTATATTTTAATAATGAAATCAACCAATTGGAATAATTATTGCTATGGTCCTTATGGTGTCCTCCTAATTAGCTTTTGGACTAAAATATAGCTTATACCATATTCCCCCCAATATTACATAACAACCGCATTCTGCCCCCCCCACAAATGCCGCTATGATTGATATTACAAAAATAAAATAAAAATAGAATATGCTGTTTGCCATAATACTATATACCTCTACCTTAAAATAGGACATTCCGTTTTTTATCTACTTAACACCTTATTATAAAGATCCATCAGACTGTCATACTGACTCTCCATCGTCCATTCTTTCCTTCTCCTGTCCATTATCTCATTCCTACAATCTTCTCTTTTCCCTTTTGTTTCCATATATTCTTTTATATCACCCAATTCTTCTACTACTGGCCCAATCCCCCTTAATCCAAATCTTTTTTCTGTAGCTTCTGCTTGATAGATAAAAGAAGGTATTCCAGCAGCTATAGAATCAAAAAGTTTGTTGCTAAAAGTATTATCCCATTGACGATGCTTTATAGGACTTCCACAAAACCCCCAATCATGTCTCCCTAATTGCTTCAATAATTTATTATAATCTTGAGTCTTGTAAGTATGGCATCCTAATTCTTTATAAAATGGCATCTCTTTCTCATAACCTCTTCCTGGATATATATGAAATGGAATTTCCATATCCAATAACTCTTTCGCTACTTTGTCATAAAGTCTATAAGAATATGGATGATCAGGTTTAGGTTCATAAATACTGCCTTGATATACAATCCCTCCTATATCATTTTTATTTTCAGTAAAATCTTCCTCATTAGCATAGGACAACAATTCTAATGTGGGTATTCTTAAAGTACCCTGCTCTTCTATGATATCTATGTACTTATTGCAAGGAACTATAAGTCCATCTGATTCTCCTATAGCATTTACATCATCCCCTCCCATCTCTAATGCTTTTTTCCAGCCAAAACGAACTATATTTAAATCATGGGCATCTAAAACTACTTTGAATCCTGCATTTTTAGCTATATTAGCAGGCCATGAAGGTTCATTATGAACATGAATTAAATCTAAAAAATCCAATCCTTTTATTCTATCAAAAAGCATCTTAGGAGAATTAAAAAAAGTTTGATGAAAAAATATATCATCTTGATCAATATCAGAAGATATCTGAGGAGGAAAATTAGCAAATAAATATAACTCATGTCCTTTTGCTGCTAACATCCTACACTCTTTTATACATCTTACACATGCTGCCCAAGCAACTATCCCTATTTTCATAATTTTATTTTTACCTCCTCACTTATATTGCCTGCTAATAGTAGATTTTCTACAATCCCACCTTCTTCAAAATCTTTTGGGGTAAACTCATTTGAGGGAGACTCCTCTGAAAGTAGCCCCATTCTCTGCCAAGATTCAGCAAACAATTCACTACAGAAAAAAGAAGATGGATCCTCCTCGTTAAGCCCCCAAATTCCATCATAAACTGATTTGAGTAACTCTATTGCTTTTTTTTCATAGGGTCTTCCTTTTACTTCTTCTCGGAAAGATTGTAACTTATGAAACATTTCTCCAGTTATTGTAGTAGAAAGAAATCTAACTGATATACTCCCATCATAAGATTCTATTCTTTCGCTTAGTGGCACAAGTTTCACCCCATTTTTTGACTTCCCTTTTTCAATATCTGCTAAACTACCACAATTAGAAGATTCCCATAACAAAACTAAATCAGGAGTAGGACGATAGACCATTCCTATATGAGACCACTTACTTCTAGTAAGATACTTTATAATCCCACTTATTTTACTTTTGCCCCCAAAAAGAACTATATCTCCTGTTTTTAACTTTTCTCTATTATCTTGGTATCTTATTTCCCATTTTTTCATCACGCCTCCATTTAGTATAGTTTCTTACATTAATAAATAAAGCTGGAATAACTACAACTAACAATCCATAAGTATGCCCATTCAAAATGACATATGTAATCCAACAAAGTCCACCAGCTATACACAATAAAAACCCCCAAGCTCTCTTATCCCCTATCTTCCATAAACCTGCTAATTCTAATATTCCAGCTATCCAATCCATTCTATGCTCTTACCATAGATGCTCCACACTTTGGGCACGACATCTGATAACAAGGAATTCCTATGCTATGAGTTGCAATATGCCCACAAGAAGGACAAACACATTTTCCTCCTGGTCCAGCTCCTCTTCTATTACCCCCCATTCTACCGCCTCTATTTCTTTCGTTCATTTTACACCTCATAATATTGTGGATGGAATAACATTATAGTCTTACCAAATCTTCTGCTCTGGGATCATTTATAGAAATACCTAAATCTGGTACAGGAGTTCTTCAATTTTTACAATGGGACCTATGAAATATTCTTCTTCTTTTTTAATATCCCATTCCTCTGCTTTTTTTCTATGCCAATCTCCTACTTCCCTTCTAGCCTCTTCCCAAGTAATGCCATAAGCTTCAGGATCTTCATTTGTATAAAATTCATATGTTCTTTCCCAATACTGCTCTATTAGAGGCTCTCCTTCTCCATATGATATCATAAATCTCATAACTATACCTCATAATATTGTGGATGGAGTAACATTATAGTCTTACCAGTCCCATTCTCTATAAAATCAAATAGTTCCTCCTCAGTATTCGGAGGATCTTTTAAATCTCTATTTATCCTTATTTCCCCATGAGAATCACTAATATAATTAGGTTTCTCTAATTTAATAGCCTCATAAGTTAATCCATACTCCGCTAGAGGATGAATCCCCATAGTAAGAGTTAAAAACCCCCCTTTCTCATCTTCAAAATGAATAGCATATTCTCTTTCAGCATAGTCATAAAAATATTGCCACCCTTTAAATTTCATCACCCTCGCCAATTCAGAACCATGAGAAGACACCCCTTTTACCTCAATATCCATTTTTCCTAATTCTAAAAGTTTATCCATTATATACTGGTGAGCATTCAATTTCCCAACAGCGGACACAATAGCCAAATCAAGATGTAACCCCACTTCATGACCCAACTGGTATAAATAATTTGCATAATATATCCCTTCCTCATAATAAGGATGGGTAGTTAGAAGAAAATAAGTAGAATATATATTCATATCATGCTCTAATAAAGCCATTTTTTTAGCAACATCTACTTTATCATCTATATCATGCCTAATAGCTATTACATTTTTATCTGGACTGATTTGTTGGTAACTGAATAGAGTAGCTGTTTCCCATTTAGAATCAGCTATCTTTTTTAGAAGCTCTTGATACCTCATTATTTTTCTCCTTCCTTACTCTAGTTTCCCATAGATACTTTTTCACGCTAACAGGTGCTACATAAGAAGTGCTCACTTTTTTCTTTAAAGCCAATGCTGCTCCAACCATCAATGGAACTTCTGAGCATTCCCCATCCCACAATATCTGAATTTCATCAGATCCTGATATCACCTCTATTTTTTGACTTATTATATCTAATTCTGAAAGAAACTTTCCATTACTATCTTTGATCTTAACTTTCTTACTTAATACACATACTAACCCATCATCATTCCGTAATTCCTCTGCAAATCTAATTGCCTTATCTCTTAAACCTCTTGAATGTACTACACATATTGTTTTCATTTTAGATTCCTTTTTAATAAAAAAGGAATACTATATTCTTTCACCAGCCCGTTGTAAGGGAGCAAATAGATTTTATAGTATTCCTTTTTCATATTTTTAATTAGATTCATAACTCTAGTTTTTATTATTTTTCACCAATAGCATGCCAATCAACAGAAGCAGCAGTTTCGGCTTCAACAGAAGCTGTCGAAGTATTACATATAATCTTCATAAATCCAGCTCCTTTAGAAGCATGTGGAGTTGGACCTGCTGGTTTAGGTATTCTAACTGATGCAAAAAAAGGAGCATGAGTGCCATAAAGTAATTTGTTAATATTAGCTACATTAGCTCCTCCTGAAACAAGTAGTGTCAAACCCGTATCAACATCTCTTGAACCTGTTACAGCAACAGTTCCAGCTGCCCAGCTTAGAACTCTGCCTACATCTTGTGAAGCATAAGAATACATATTCTTAACTCCATATCTATGTTTCGTTCCTCTTCCCATTCCTCATTCACCTCCTAAGTATTAAATAAAGGGAGGAGAGATGGAGGGGAGAGAAACGGGAAAGCCTTCTCACACCCCATCTCAGGATTTATATATTAAGCACCGCCCTTAAAACTATGTTTATAATCAACAGCGCCTATCGTACCATAAAATCTTGCTTTAAACTGAGCAATAATATCCCTTTTAAAACCCTCATCTGTATCGATCATCTTTCTTTTCATGAGTTGCAGTGGATAAACTTCAGTCCACCAAAAATCCTTTTTGAAATCACCGATAAAATAATTAGTCGCACTGGTTATAAACGGAGAATATTTCTGAGTATACATACCCTTGAAATAACTCTTCGCTCCATCAGCAGATTCAGAAGTCATAGGGGAATTCATAAGTTCCCATGCCTGTCTCTTCAATGTTTGTCCAGTAAGGATTATCATATTACCCTGATTTATCATAATCTTATCACCATTACCATCTGTCATAGCAGCAACTAAAGCCTCAACAGCATCCAATCCAGCCTCACCAAGAACTGTAGTAACACTATTCGCAGGAGTACCTGTTCGGTACAATGCTGTGGCAATACCACCAGGTTTATAGACAGTACTATTTTTATCAATAACACCCTCAACAATCAGTTGCTCTCTTTTCAATGCGGACTTTTCACCGATTAATTTAGCTTTCTGAATAACCTGACCTGTCTGGTCAAATTTAATTGTTTCCTCAGTAATAGATATAATACGACCACGTTTGATGTTCTTCATGGTTACATATTTTTCACCGAATCCAGTTTCTCCATAAGGCATACCTTCCAATACGATATCAGGAGTATCAACCTCATCAAAACCAACAACTGTCTCAGTCATCTTATTACTCGGAACAATTTCTACTAACTGATCACCAATAGTATCAACAGAATCATAACCGGACATAACACTCTTATTAATAAGAGCACCTACAGCCTTGGGAAAAGTAGAAGTAGTCAACGCTTCAAACATATCCCTGATAGAACATTTATTCACAGGAAGTTTGCCCGAATTGATATCTTCTATAATAACCTTACAAGCTTGATCGGGATCACCAATCTCTTGAACCTTTCTTTTCAGCTGATTAAAATCCATTCCAGCTTCGAAAATCTCTTTCATTCTTTTGTCACCTCCAGTATATTAATTTAAAATATTATTTAACCAGTATCCCCATAATAATTAGAATCATAGGAACCATGCATTATATTACTGTGAATCGCTACTTCAGCAGTTGTCTGAGAAGTACCATATTTAACTACTGTACCTATAACCCTACCAGCACCAGTAGGAATAGTAACTGTAGGTAAAGTATGAAAGCAATCTAAAGAAGTAGAACCATCACCCTCACCAGCAACCTGGAGCTGAGCAGGCTCACCTACATACACAGTCGAACTGGAATCTAGATCAAACTCAAACACCCCATTGGTATAAACCAGAATCTCGTCACTGTCACCATCTTTAGACTGATCCATTGATACTCCCAAGAAATGGGCTCCTCGATCATCAATACTAGCAGCCACTAAATGAGACATAGGACGAGCTTTATAACGATTAGCTGAAGCGGTTCTCAGTGCTCTATTAAGATACACCATATCACCGATAGCAATTTCATCAGCTTCATTTGTTTTTTCTGTATCCACAGGAACAGTCACTTGCTCGGTGTTTCCTCGCAAATAAGTATTCTTACCTGTTTTATTTCCTTTACTCATTATTTTTTAACACCTCCTCAAATATATTATAACCCAAGAGCTTAGTATTCTAAAGCTTCCTGGAGTTTTAGTCTAGCTTCCTCGTCAGTCAATTTCTTTTTATCTCCAGAATTTGACTCATTTATATGTTCATCACCGTTATCCATATCAGGATTCAGTTTAGTCTTTTGCAGCTTAACCAATTCCCGAATCTGATCTTCAGCTTCTGCCTCTGAAAAACTATGGAATATTTTATTCATTTTTTCAGAAATCTCTTTAATTTCTAATTTCTCTTCTACTAATACTTTTGCAATCAACTCTTTTCTACTTTTTAGAGTTTCTTTTTTAGTATTTTCATCTTCGTGAATTTGAAGTTTACCTGTAGCTGTAATCAGCTTATCTTTAGTATCTCCAAACTCTTTTGTAATTTTAGCATTCTCTGCCTTTAAAGACTCATTATCTTCTTTAACAGATTTCAAAGACTCATTAATGGTATAGTCAGATTCTTCCAAGTCCTCTATATACTTAATGACCGCTTGCTCTTGGCCATCCTCAGTCAAACCTTTCACTTTAATTTTGCCTTCTAAATACATTAATATCTTATCCATTCTTGTATCACCTCCTGAGTTTTTATTTATATTGGTTTCTTTTTTTTCAAACATACCAGAAGTAGTGGCCGGGGAATCTACCCAGTCAGTACTCCAAAGATTTGTAATATCTTCTACTTGCTCTCTGCCTTGATCATCCTTTTCTTCTGCAAATACTCCTCTGGCAGATATCGAAAATCCCGTAGAGGAAGGATGATTTTCTGCCATCTCAAAAAACATATTCCTGCATTTTGCATTATCTAATATCTCAAGATCTGCGTAAATACCTCCATTATGCTTTCTTGGCTTGTGCAATATTCCGGTTAAGTTCTCCAGACTTTGGCCTGAAAAACAATCTCCATGATCCATAAAACATTTACATCCATCCATTAAACTTTTTATCGCATTAACAGCTTTGGGCTTGTATATTCTGTTATTTAAGCTTTCTGGCCTGAATGCACATATGCCCCACACCATTCCCATGTTTTTATCTATCTTAGTGTTCTCATCAATGCAACCTTTGAAGTACTCTCTAATGTCTTCATGGTTCTTATATTTTCTCAATTTGTATCACCCCTTTTTATTTAATAAAATTACATATTTAAGACTGTTTTTTATAGCAAACTGATGTTTTTTTACTAGTTCTTATACTCAACTATACTTATCTATACCCAAAGTCCAAAAAACCCCACACTTTTTTACTAACTATACTCATTTATACAACCTCTTTTCTATTCTTTATTAAATGCAACTATCATTGCTATTCCTATCACTGTTACTAATATCGCTACTATTATTCCTGGTGCTATCATAACTTATCTCCTATGAATCTATTAAGTTTTTGTGAGGCATAAAAGTCTAATAATCTCATGTACTTATAGAAAATGGCCTAAAAATTTGGTTATAATTAAGAGCTAGGTACTGAACCACTACAAAAAAATTAATTTTTTCCACTAGGGTAGGGCTACCTATCATACCTATCAATACCTCTCAGTCCTCCAGACTTTGCCCGTCCCGCAAGACTTGGAGCCTGAGAGACCAGGAGCCTGAGAGACCTGGAATTTATAAAGGGTTAGATGATAGCCTGGCCTTGATACCCTTGATCAATTTGTCTGGCAATATAATACCCTTATATTCTATATCAGCTAAGAACTTCCCTAATTGCAAGCCATTAGCTATAATATAATGCATAACCCTGTTTGTATACTCTTCCCTATCTCCCTTGTATTCCCAGTCACTCTTATGTATTTTCTCTTTTGGTTTCCCCATTATTGCACTCCTATTCATTTAGTGGATTAGCTGTCAATCTCTCATAAAGGCCCGTAACTAATTTGTCTGGTAATATGACACCCTTATACTTTATATCTCTGAGGAAATCACTTAGTTGTAGGCCATTAGTTAAAATATAGTGTAGTACCCTGTTTGTGTATACTTCTCTGTCTCCCTTGTATTCCCAATTACCCTTTATTGATCTACCCATTATTACACTCCTATTGTAGTATCATTGTAGTGCTATAATACTCTTATTAGAGCCTTTGTTTAAAAAAGGTTTAAGAAGTTCGCTCATTTTTCTGTTCATGTTGTCCTCTACTCTTATTATAATACCCTGTATTTTTGCACTCTATATATCTATTATATATTATATCTTGACTCTTATCAAGTCATGACTCCATACTCTCCCTCTATAGTCTATAATTTATTTTATCGCCTATATAGCACATATCAACAAATAAGAGTGCTAAAAACTTAATTCTAGCACTCCTATATACATTCTATTCCCCAATACTTCTTAGCTTTGTTCTACTTCATTTTATACCTCCTCTATTCATACATTTTAATATTTGTATTATGTTCTCTTGTTCTATACCCTATATATCTATTATATAGTATTTTTAACAAATAGTAAAGAACTTTTTCTATACTGCTTATCTTTATTTCCCTTCCTCTTTAGTCCAAGTATTCATTTTTAATTCCCAATAAATATACCTTCCCTCACAATCCAAGCGACCACTTGTACACTCTTCAGTTATTGCATGTGCAATTTCCTCTAGGTCAATTTCGTTTGGCTCGAATTCTTTATTCCATTCTTGTTTTTTCATAATCTTATCCTCCCTTTCCTTTTAGTTAGTTACCCTATATCTTCACTCCCTCACTTCTTGCCCAATTATAGAGTCCTTCGTCATTCATCACCCATTCCCTCCTTTCTCCATCATTCAACTTACAGTTAGGTACTACCCTTTTAATCCCCTTGTCAATCTCTTCTCTATTCTCCCTTATGAATTGTACTAATGTCATAATCTTGTCCTCCCTTTCCTTTTAGTTAGTTATTCTTCCATTTCCATCATAGTCATATCATCAAGCATCCCGTACTCAGCATAATATAGACAATCTGGGCATACATAATAACAATAAATCTCTTCAGTTTCCGGGTTATAACCAGAGCAGTGATAACGATCGCCTCCAAGATCCCTATTACAGCAATCGCAAGGCCAATAACTAAATGAAGGCTCAAAGCTTTGCTCATTATCACAACCTGGACAAATTGTGTCATCTTCTGACACTGCAAGAGATAGATTGTTGATCCCTTCACGTTTAAAAAACTTGCTTACTTTCTCTTGGTAGTCTTTATATTCTTGTTTTTTCATAATCTTATCCCCCCTTGTTTTTAATTAGATGTTATATTGTTCAATTGTATATGTCAACACTTTTTTAATTATGTCCTCCCTCTCATTTATTATAAAAGCCAATAGACTACTATATTCACTAACCTTTTCTCCATAATCTTGACTGCCATAAAATGAGTATATATAACGTGCTGTTTTGTTGATTATATCCATGATCTTATCCTCCCCTTGTTTTTAGTTAGGCTTTACTCCACTATTACAGAATTTCCTATTACTCTATAATCAACACCGAAAGAATTTACTAACCCGTTCAATTCTACAATTGCATCACTTCCCCATTCCCCATAATAATCTTTCCCTGTTATAACAAAATAGCTTATTGTTTTACCCTTGTTCCATCTTCCTCTTCCTTCTCTAAACTTCCAATCTACTTTTAACCCGTTCTTTTCAACCCACGGCCCTATCAAGGAATTAAAATGTGAGGCCTCACCCTCTCTAAACGTCTGCTTTCCCATAATATACTCCCCTTGTTTTATGGTTTAATAGCCTAAAGTGCCATTGGCCTGGAATTCATAACCATTAGATTTTATCGTTTCAATGATACCTTCCTTGCTTGTCAAATATTCATATTGTTTTTCTAGCTGCTTATATATCCATCGCATAAAATCCCGCAGCAGCTCTCTTAACTCTTCATAATTACAAGAAAAATGCCCCGATCTTATAAGGAATTGATCTCCATAACTATCCTGATATTGATATACTTCTATTTCTGTACTATTTTCATTGTGAAAATGTCCTTTGTGTTTAATTATTGCTTGCAACCTATATCGATTACTTTTCTGCAATTTGAAAAGACTTTCAACGATTCTATGTAATTCCCTATCTACAGGAGCATAAGCCTTTAATTTTTTCACACTTCCTTTTCTATATTCATAATTCCCTTCAAAATAAGCCCCATCTCCCTGGGAACCAAACCCATTGAAATAAATGTCATCTATTTCAATCCCCATTATAGATCCTATTGTTTCTGCATCCTCGAAATCCCACCAGTTGAAATCCACATTGATATCGGCCATTCTTTCCAGAACTTTCTCTTGAGATTCTTTTAATAATTCATCAAATTTGTATAAATTAATTGTTTCTTGTCTCATGATTTATACCTCCCTTGTTTTATGGTTTAGTTTTCTATTGGTAATACTTCCATAATATCATCTTTTAAAATATTACCTACCTTTTCCTCCTCCATCCTATCATAGCTAAAATCACAGCCTGGTATAATATCACCATCAACTGTTATATATAGCGAACCACCAATAATCTGGTCATCTTCTATCTCGAATTTATCAGGTTCCCGATTTATTCTACAATAAAAGTTATCTAACGCTCTACCCTCGGCAATTAAATACTTTTCTGTGAGGTTTTCTCTTTCATCTACAAATCGAAAACATTTGATTTTCTCGATTTCTCTTTCGTCTTGATCTTCGTGAAAGTCCGATCTTGACACTGTAACTTGACTTACTTCGTTATCATCACAGTATATCCATAGATTCATTAATGATTTTAAAAATCTATCTGAATATTTTTTGCCATTAGTAGCAATATAGAAGCTACCTATACCGACTTCTTGACTTCGGCATAAATCAATAAATTTATCTATTGCCCAGGAGTTGAGAGAAGGTTCCCCTCCAGTAAATGCAATAGTGGAAATATAACCAAACGTGTCAGCTATCTTTTGTAATACCTCAAAAGATATATCTTTCTCCTGTTGATCTCCCCTCAAACAATGAGGACATAACATATTGCATCGTCTTGTGACCTCGATAACTAAGTTATCTATATCAATCATTATTTATATCTCCTCTTTTTGGAATTCATAAGGTTCTATATCTCCATCCACCTCAGTATACGACATTATTTGCCCCTCTCCCTTTTCCTCAATAAACTTCAGTACTCCTCCTTTGCTTGACAAGTAAATTGTTGCTGATTCTCTTAAATACCACTCATAATATGTCAATTTCCATTTCATGATCTCTCTCCTATTTTTATAAGTTTAAAACCAATCTGGTGTTTTAGTTGATAGAGGAAGGGAAAAGAGAAAGTCAATTACATCTTGAGGAACTTCTCTGACAGTCCATCCACTACCTAACTTATAACCACAAACAGGACAAGTTGCACAAGGATCTGTTCTACATGTAATTCCTAACGCCTCTTGATGCTCACATTCAGCATGCATATCGTTTAAATGCCATTTATCCCATATTTCCAGGAAATTCTTTAGCATGTTAGGAGTCCAGTCCTTGTCTAGCTCAATTATATCCCAATAGCAACCGTCTATAATTTGCCCGCAACTACCCAAAGCTCTTCCACTTATTAGAGGTCCTTCCACTCCTGAAATTGATAACCTGCAAGCATTGTACTTTATATGACAGTATACATTATATTTCCTGCCACCATATGTTGATTGTTTCCCTATATTTATTACTTTGTCCATAATCTCTCTCCTATTTTTATAAGTTTATATTTTACAAGGCATTATAACACCAGTTTTTTCTTGCCCGGTAACTAACACCGGGGATCTCTCATCCTTGACATACAATGTTATAACTTCATCTTTGCTAAAGCAACTGAGAAGTTTTTTCAATACAGTAACATTTAACCCAATTTTTACAACTCCATCAGCTGATGGTACTGCCTTTTCATAATCTGGAAACTCTCCGAAATAATCTAATGGTATAGTCCGACAGCCTTCTTTATTTAATATACTAATTTTCCTATCATTCGGCCGAGTGTCATCCGGGGTTATGCTTATGTTATTTGCCCCATTTTTACTCTCTTTAAACTTTCCCAATAATACTGCTGGAATCTGGACATTACTACTGCCATTAATTTCAACCTCAATGGACGTCATAGCTAATATATGTCCATCGCATCCTATAGCTAGTGCTTCGCCTGGTCCACTATCTACTATATTATTGTTGACTAGAGTTTTATTTGTATCAATATATACATTTTCTAGTATTCCATTGTTTTGTATTCTAGTTGCTGATGCCTTGCTTACTTCTTTTAGTTTTTTTATATCAGTAGTTTCCATAGTCTTATATCTCCTATTTTTATAAGTTTATATTATTTTTTTCTTCCTTTAACTCTTTTCCGTCTTTTTCTCACTCCGAACTGTGACCGTCTTCTATTCCCTAAAATCTTTATAACTCTTGATAATCTCATTACTTTTTGCCCTCCCTATTTTTTATGGTTTAAGTTTATTTAATCTTCTTTAAAACTAATATGGTTATTCTTATTATCCATTAATTTTAACCATCTCTTTTTAGAAAGTTTTGCTCTCTTGCCATTTATTCTACCTATTATCTTTTCTCCTGTTTTTTTAATAGTTTTAATCTCCCTATTTTTTATGGTTTAAGTTTACTTAATCATAGTACTGTTTTTTTGTCAAGCTTTTATATTTATAATTTCTTTCTCTTCGTCATAGTATGCAACTTGGAAACTATCAGGCCCATAAAATGCTATGCCATGCCAAAACATGGAATTATCTATTTTATTAACTGTTAAATATTTCACTCCTATCTTTTTTAATATTTCCAACACTTCATCGATGTTTTTTACTTCTTTTTGATATGCCATTTGTTGGCTCCTTTTCCCTCTGGGGAGGGGTTATGTTAATAAATTATAAAGTTCATTTCTACTTAACTTGTCCACTTCCTCTTTACTTCCTATATCAATTTTTCTTCCTAGATCTTCCTCTATTGTTTTTTCACACTCCCCGCAGGAATCACAAGATCCTTTACCTATAAATATGCACTCTATTTTCCTATCTAATTTATCCATTTTTTTTATCTCCCTGTTTTATGGTTTATATAAAATTTACATATATTTTACTAGCTACTATTACAATCTTAAAACATCTTACACCAGCCTGTTCGACCTCCTCTTTTGTAAATTCTCTAGCCTTTTCGGCTCTGAACTTGGGAATAATGCAAAGTACTACATCATTCGGTTCCAGAGCTAAAGATACCCTATTAAACTTTAATTGCAAGTCCAATAGGGTATTGATCAAAGGGACAGTAACCTCATGTGATATTGCCGAAACAATATCCTCTGGATTACCATCCTCATAAAGAGATTCAATATAATCCTGAATCTCTTCTAAAGAATATTCTTTTCCCTTGAAATTGTTATTTTCTTTATCTTTAAGCATTAACGGTGAAAATGTGTTTGTTATATAAATCATAATTTCTCCCCCTGTTTTGTAGGTTTATGTTAGTAGAACCCTATTATACAGCGATCATCATGCCAAAATAAAACCTTGTTTTTAGACTTTAAATAGTGTGTTCACTTTATGAACTTGTCAAAATATAGACACCTAACCAATAAATCCCAATTATTATAATAATACCAATATGTTATGTCAATGTCAATATTCTGGCGAAAGTGCCAATAATATGACACACTAAAACACCTATTATTATAATAATAACATGCACTTAAACTATTATTTTATGTAGTTAGTTTACATAATCACCGGTAATATGCCCAGTTTTATTATCAAACTTTTTTGTATTTTTTTTTGATAGGTATCAATAGGTATGATAGGTATGATAGGTCTAATAGGTATGATATAGATAGGATAATTCCGAAACTAAAAACGATAGGATAATTCCGAAACTAAAAACGATAGGATAATTCCGAAACTAAAAACGATAGGATAATTCCGAAACTAAAAACGATAGGATAATTCCGAAACTAAAAACGATAGGATAATTCCTTACTTTGTAGGAATTTTAGGGAATTCTATTTTACCTTTAATCTCTTTAACTATTTTCATCTTTTTACAAATATAAGTTAATCCTCTGTCACTTTCCTTGTTCTTTCCAACTGCTACTAACTCTTTTCCTATAACAGCTACTATCACTCCCATTTTATCCCATTCCTTTATTGCATCTCTTTTATTCCCATAAATATGATATCCTAAAGGATAAGGTTGCTCCCTTGGCCAGGATCGCATATATGTCTGCCCATTGCAGGAACTCTCCCATTCTCCTATTTCTAACATTGGATTATGATGGTATCTTCCTGCATACACTACCTTCTCATCTTTTATTCTCTTCCACCACCTTACCTGATACCCTTTTATAATCTTATCAGGACAATCTGAACAATGAACATTTCCTTTGATCTCATAGCAGGATCTCCTTACTGTATATAAACACATTTTTACCTCCTTACTTTATAGGAATTTTAGGAAATTCTATTTTCTTTTCCAAATTCTGAGTTGTTCTGTATACTACGCACATACCAAATAACTTTGGTAATCTCTTTACATCTACATCCTTTGTTACCTCTAATATCTTTCCTACTAATGTCATTTCTTCTTGCATTGTCATAATGCTATTCCTCCTTTATTCTGGTTAATTTTTCCCATTCTCCTTTTTCAATCCAATATACCTTCCCATCTACTATTAATCTATAACTAAGCGTACCACTTCTAATTGATATATCTATAGGGGTTTCTATATTTGTAGTCATCTTTGCCAATATTTCCATTATTTTCTCCTTCTTTCTTGTTGTTTGTATTTCTTTTTGCATTCTTTACGGCAAAAATTTACAACCTGTCTATCATTGTTTCTGTTATCTAATGTCTTCCCACACCATAAACACTTTACTCTTATTACTCTAGTAAGCATCGTCTTCTCCATTATCTTCTTCATAGTCTATGCCTTTTACTACTGAAACTTCTTCTATATCATATCCTTTCCCCTCACTTAGAACTGTATAATCCGATCTTTTAATCTTTTTTCCAAAACTAAGTACCTCTTCTACAGAAGCAGCCTCTACACAAGTCTCACATAACATAGCCTTTTCTTTCCTATAATAAACCCTTTCACTTATCCTGTATATAAGTATAGATTTTCCTTCAAACTTTTTTTTAATAGGCTTGCATATATCACAGGAACTAAATACATCCAACAGTACTTCATACTTAATCTCTTTTTCCCTAAAGTTCCTTTGGCAGAGCTTGCATTTCTTATCCACTATTAGTGCATAATCCCTTTTTCTAAATTACCTAGAAAGTCTTCAAACCCATCCACCTTTTTACAATCTTCTAATTTACTAATTGCCTCTTCTATTATGTCCTTGTATTTATTTAATATCTTTATATCCCACTCTGACCTAACTGTTCCCATCATAAAATCCCCTAATCGGAATAATACATCATTTGTCTCCATCTTTATCTTGGTCTCTTCTGGGTGTAACAGAAACTGAATTTCCTCCTTCTGGGTAAATTCCTTCACTTTCACTTCCTTTTTCTTCTTTTGTTTGGCCATTTTCTTCTCCCTTTACTATTTCTTTAACTTCTATTGTGCTTTCCATTTCTATGGCATTGATTTTTATCTTCTTTAACATATCTATTAGAGTCTGGATAAAATCACTGCCACATTTATTTCTTCGAGTAACCAATAAACTTAATACAAGAAATATCTCTTCTAATGCAAGCCTTTGATTTTCTCGATAAAAAGCTTTTGATGGATCTCTTGATACCCATTTTCCCTCTGCTATACTCCAAAAATACTTTATAAACCATATAATCCATGGGTAGGATTCTTCCATAACTCCATTTTCTCTACCCTTTTGGAGATTCTGATTCCATTCATTAGCAAGATCCAAGTCATTTATTTTCCTATCCCTTATTGACTTTGGTATCTGAGTGTAATGAGTGAAGTTCTTCTTCAATATTGGTTTCTGTTTTTTTTCTTTAGCCATTCTTATTCTCCTTCTTTGTTGTATTTTTTTGTTTTTTCTTCAGCATCTTTAATTACTTTAATCAAATATTTCCTCATTCTCCTATCCTCTATCCTAGTATATATAAATAACAAAATCAACATTAAACAAACTATTAAATCCCAAATCATGCTAACCCCCCTCTTTTAATTTTGATAGTTCCCCTCCACAGTATTTACATTTACCTTCCTTAACAACACATATTTCTTCCTCACAACAAACAACTTCTATACCAATCTCTTGAAACATCTTATTAAAACTATCTTCTTCATTTTCCATTCCACACTTAGAACATTCCATCTTTATTCTCCTTTTAATTTTGATAGTTCTATTCTCCAACGCTCACAGTCCTCTTCCCCAAACTCAGATATATCCCCATTAAGCAAAATAGCTCTCAACATTTCACATGCTAAATCATATAGCTTATCCGATCTTTCCTTTCGTTCTTTACAAACAACTTGATGACATTCCATATATCCTCCTTTTATCTTAGTTTAGCTAAATCCTTTAATGTGATCCATCTACCGTTCTTAACCATTCTATTGTAAGATAATCCCTTACTCTTATACAATGCAAATCTACCTGGGCCTAATACTTTTCTTTTAAAACTGTCCGGCTGAGCATTAAACCATGTAGGATATTTCACTTTAGCAGGAACATATCCTGACATAGTAGCTCGTAAGCCTGGATCTAATTTATCCATCTGCTTTGCCATCTTGCTATCATCCCCTAACTCTTTCCATGACTTGGTTATTCCTACTACAACACAACGGCAAAAAACATGAAGAGGTCTTATAGGTGCTCTTTCCCCTTTGCTATAATCATACACATTGCCATCAAGAATTGAGCATTGGGGGCACGTACGGGAGTCCAATGTTGCAACCCATTGAACTCCTTTAAGTATATCCTGATTCGCACGATAAATCTGATCATTAACAGCATTAGACACTCTCATAATTTCACTACGTGCTATCATTATAGCTCTGTCCCCTATCAATAATCCTACTTTCCCCCCCATTCCTTTCCCTACTCCAATAAGTCTATTCCTTACTTGAACCATACTCTCACCCTTCAGTATCCCAGCACCAATTTCTGTTTTCATTGTTGCTACAGCATCCCCATAATTCTTCTTCAATCTATCAGCATACTTATGTCCCCCCAATGGTTCATCTACTAATTTTTTCAACTGCTCTAATGGAAGTCTATTCAATCCAAGACTAATAGGAAATGCATCTGAAATAAGTCCACGATAAAGTTTCTCCTCTGACTTAGCAAAAGGAAGAAGTCTCTTATCCATTACACCTGATATCTTACTGTTTGCCACCTTAATAAGCCCATCAAGCTCTCTCATCTTTACACCCAGCATTGCTCTTTCTTGCTTTGTCAATCTATTGAGATTCTTCCTTCCTATTCTCTTGCCAAAATCATTATACTTCTTCAGCATATCCTTCTTGGCTTTCACAAGAATAGGAAGGATCTCACTCTTCAAAATATGATTCTCATATGCTCTAACAAAGTGCAGATGTCTGAGAATGCTATCTAATATCTGTTGATTTACATCTTTAGGCATTATTTACCCTATTAGTATTCTATGAAGCTGTTCCATGTTCTCTGGAGATATCATCTTTTCCCCCAAGTGGTACAAAAGCATCAACCATCCAATCAACATACAACCCAAAAGTATCCAAGCCTTTTTCATGTTATACACTGACCATTCCCAGAATATCTGTGATACACTATCACCAGTAACCTTTGAGCATACTAACTCCACAATTCCAAAAACAATTCCAAAAATCATAAAGACTGCAAAAAGCCACCACTGCCCAAACACTGCTGCTGGTACAAGCCAAAACAAAAACATTATAATCACAAACATCGTACTGCTCATATTCTCACCCCCATTACTCTTCCTCCTCTATCTCTCCTGTTTTAGCATTCAAAATAACTTCTGTTTTTACCCCTTTTTTATCCCTGCATACCATACGCCATTTCATTAACTCACATCCAGGATCGACTGACAATTAAAATCTTTCTCATTGACTATAACCTCTAGTAACTTTAACTTATTCTCCATTACTCTTCCTCATTACCTTTTGGCTTTTTCTTTTTAGGCTCTTCTTTTTTTGGTTTTTCTTCCGGCTCTTTTTCTGGCTCAGGATTTATAACAGCATTCCATTCCATTTCATCATTTAGTTCATCCTCAAAATTCTTATCTTCTATCTCATTATTTAATCCTAATTTTCCTCTAGCTGTTTTTCTTGACTGTATTCTTTCTTGATGCAATCCTGTAAAAGCATCAGCTTCCTTCTTGATATCCCTTGCTATAAGAACTGGGAAAGTTAAATCACAAGTAGGAGCATCCATATCAGGAACATCTTTGGATGATTTCTTTGCATTAGCCATAACCCTATCCCATATCTCTATATAAGCATCCTTAGATTCATCTTGGATGTCCTCAAACTCTTTTACTGCCGGACTTTCTGCTACCATAGAAGAACTATAATTTGCATTACTAGCATCTCCTGTTACCATATACTCAGCAAGACCTGCCCCAGCTGCTATATTTAATAAGATATGTCTACCATCATGAGCACTATCTTCAGCCGCTAAATTAGGAGTGAGAAACTTATATGTAAATCCTTTAGATGTTAGCATAGTCCCTGCTTCTGGAACTTGAAGTTTAGTAGACTTTGTTCCTGGAATTGTAGCCTTTGTAGCATCTCTAAGACTTTTTATCTGAGACTTTGTTCCTACTCCAGGTTGAACTTCCCTAACCAAAGCTATAGCTGTTCTAATCTTATTCAATATAATTCTATCTTTTAACCACTCTCTATAAGACTTTAAATCAAATAACAGAGTTTCAAGAAATGGAAATCCTCTTTTCCTATCACTATCTGCAAAGAGCTTTTTATGTATTATATTCTTAGCAGATATTCTTCTTTTTAGTGTCCCATCATCATTACAATAATAATAGTAAAGCACCTTTTCAATATCTTTCTTAGATGTTTCAATACCATAAGAAAGATTCCCTGCTAAAACCTTGCCATTTAACTTCCCATCAACATATCCAGCAGGATTCTTAATCCTACCAGGCTCTAAAAATCTAATTTTAGGGAACCCACTTTTTAAATTATCAATCATCTCCAAAAAGAATTCCCCATCTCTAGTCAACCTGCGAATACATTCTTTCTGTTTCTTTAAAAACTTCTCAGCCTTCACCCACTTATCCCAATGATCCATCCACTGCTTCTTAACTTTATCAGAAACTTCTTTAGGGAACTTAGGGGCAAATGTTAATCCTCTACCTATAACAAACTTTACTAGATTTCTCAATATACCTCTAGCATGAGGATTCCATCTTGCAAACTTCCTACTTTGAGTTCTTGAAGCATCTGAAGAGTCTTCTGATAAAACATCCCCTATATTACTCCTCGAAGCAGAAGAAAGCATGTCCCAACCAGCATCATCATCTCTTTGAGCATAAGTAGCAGCCTCATCCAATTGTTTCTTTGCTAATTCAATTGATCTTAACTCTAACCTTTCCTGTTCACGCCATATTTTATACTTCGTCTGTATTATTTCTAATCCTATCAATTATTATTCACCTCCATATCTTTCATTATTTATAAAATCTTCTATTGGTACAAATTTCATGCTATTCTTTCTTATTTCTAAAAACTTTTCAAACGTCATACTTTTATCAATATTCTTTTGACTAAAAATATCTTCAGCTTTTAGTATCTTAAATCTTCTTTTTATTAATTCTTTTGACAGCATTTTTATCTTTCTCTAATTCCTTAAACCACAAATAGAAAGAACACTTTTTTATATCTCGTATTCTTTTTGCTCTTCCCATTACATGCTCCAATACCCACTCTTCGTCAGTCATCTTCTCAATTAGTTCTTTGTCCATATTATCTTATCTAATTCAATGTGCATATTTTGCCTACACATCTCTTGCTCCCTTTCTATAACATCCCAATCCTTCTTTTTATCTAGTCTGTCCATCACTGCTTTCATTCCCACATTTACACCTTTACTGAATCCTAAATCAGCAGTCTTATGTAGAATTCTTAATTCTGCATCATTATTGCAACTAAGCAAAAAACATATCCCAAAAATAATAAAAAAATATTTTACTTTTCCCCAATCATCCATAATTATTACCCCTCAAAATCATCTAATGGAACTTCAAATATTCCAGCTTCTGCTGGATTGATCCACTCCTCATAATACTCTTCTGCTATCCCCATCTTGCATCCTTCTCTAGCAAACCAACTAGCCATAATTGTATCCATATTATCTGCAAATGGATGACTATTCATTTCACTTATCCAAGTACACCACCCACAATCGCAAGTTATATCATGCTCTTCCTCTATAAGTATCTGCCAACCCCCATTAGAAAACTCTACTTCCATTGCTGGCAATCCGTCTTCAGCTCTTTTAACATCCCCTTGAGTCTGATAACTAACAATTCTATCCCAAAACTTATACTGCCCCGATTCTTCTTGTATCCACTCAACCAATGTCGTTTGCATAGAATTTGTTTCTACTGTGAATATCTCTGGAGACCATATCCTATCTACTTCAGATAATTCATGGGCAACTTGAGGAGAAGTCCAAGCTCCCTTTCTTATATCTACTGGAACCTTTATATTCTTTGAAGGATTATGACCCAACGTAAATATCACATTCCCAGCTCTTGTCTTAGTCGATAAATCTACTCCGGTATAATACAGCCAATCTTTTCCTACCACATCTTTGGGAGCTAATCCATACCTTATACATTTCTTAAAACTAGGATACATCAAATCTGTATCAGTAAGAGGCTTTAACCTAAAACCAAATTGAAATGACCTCTTAGATGTAGCTGTCTTCCCACATATTCTAATTAATGTTTTCTTGTCCCATTTCTTAGACCATAAAGGAAGATTAGTATAATCGGAATTTCCATCTGAACTCTTTCGATACATCTTATATAAAGGATGTTCATCATCTGGCACATTCAATAATGATGTTTTAATTCTCCCAAAGTCCTCTGATATTTCCTGTTTTATAGTACAAAAATTAGGATCTTTCATAATAACATGAGTATTATCGTCCTTATGCCAAGGAGTTCCTATATATACAGTATGTCCTTGTGGCTCTAGTCTTGACATCCAAGTATCCTGAAATGTATTAGGAAGTTTCTTTCTTAACTCAGGCTGTTCTATTGCATTTCTCCTGTCTACTATATCGTCAAACAATGCCAAATCTATTCTCCCACCAATACCTGTGCTAAATACTCCTTTAGCCTGTAAAGAAGCATCAACAGACATAACTCCAGGAGGTCTTTCGATAAATATCTCATGCTTTGTCCAGCTTTCATTCTCATCTTTCCTTACTTGTGGAAAAAACTTTCTGTATTCTTGATCATGTTCTATGTATCTCGCAACTGCTGTGACCCTAGCCTTTGCGTTCTCATCTGAATTACATATTATTTTTACTCTTTCTTCTGGGTGAGCCCCTAACCAAAATAATGGGAACCCAATGACTATCTGAACCGATTTACCATGTCCCCAGGGCGCAAGAATAATAGGGTGTAACCCCCTGTCCCAGCAGTATTTAATATGAGCATGCCAGGCAGCATGAATATCTCCTTGCTCAACAACCTTACCTTTCTCATCTTTAAGTATCTTATTACAAAAAACATTGATATCCCTTACAGCTTCTGATTCATCCAGTGCATCACACACTATAGCATAACTAGTAAGTATCTGATTCACTCCTCTTTGTGCTTCTAATGTAATTTTCAGTACATATCCACTCTCCTTTATATTAGTCTTTTCATAACACTTTTTATTCTCTTTTCTGCTATTTCTATTTAGCGACTACTTGCAACTATATCATTAAGATATTCAATCATACATTCTTCAGAACAGCACACATCACCACATTCTGTGCTTGTTGTACCGTCACAAGCTTTGCCACAATAATCACATTCATAATCTAGGTTATTATATAACATCTATTTCACTATAATTCCCTTATGAGTAAGATTCCCCTCTATTCTTATCTTCATTCTCTTCAAATCTTCTGGATATTTTGACTTCAGATAAGCTACTAATCTCTTATAATCTGTATCAGAATTTACAATCTCTTTTTTCTTTTGATCCATAAAATCTTCTATTGCCCTTACATTAGTAATTATTCTTTGAACATCTGGAGTTCCTGCTTTCCCATCATCTATTCTCTTTCTCAACTCTTTCATCAATTCTTCAAGTGTTTCTTCATATTGCTTGAGTCTTTCCCACCTGGCAATATCACTTTTTAACTCAAATTTGCGTTTATCTAATATTAAATCATGAACTTCTATAATAGGTTTTTCCATAACTTTCTTCCTATATTATACAATAAATTAAGTAAAAAGTATAGTTTCTAGTCATATTTTCCTTTAACTACCACTCCTATCATGGCTGAAGACAAATTAAATCGTTTAGCCAAATCAAGTGTATTAGTTCCATCAAAAAGCTCTTTTATCTCCTCATTCCTCATTTTCCTTTCTAATATCCCAAACCCTATATATCGTTGAGTTCCTTTATATTTTTCTTGGAATTCCTTTTTAATATCTTTCCCAGCCAACTCTTCCAGACTCTCATAAAATGAAGTGTGCTTTTTGTGGCTAAAAACAACTATTTCTCCATTAAATCGTCTATACATCTCTAAAGCTACCTTTGAGCCTGCCATTTCTGCTAAATCATTATAAACATCTATTGTTCTTTTATTTCTTTTCTCATATTTCTTTCTCATTTCTTCTCCAACAATTCTGGATTTTCATATTCATCAAACAATTCTTTATATAAATCACTTATCTTTTTAAAATATTCCCATCCTTTTATAGAACCTTCGTCTTGCCCCATATATTCCACACCATTCTTAAACAGATCCTGATCTGTATGCTCTATCATTTCCTTGAATGCCCATGCCACACCCTTTATTTTCTCTCTATCTTCTTCCCAATCCCCAAGTATATCCCATACCATATATCCTGATATACCTTTTCTAGCCCCCTCTTTCCATTCTTTTAATGTCATCCTCATTTTCCTTCCTCCTTATTTAATAATTTCTGGCATATAGGACACTCAGTTACCCATCCTTCTACCCTATGCCCTTTGCTGCATACCCAACTATAAATAGGTGGTATCATTTGCTTTTCCTTTCTCTCCTCTACTCCTTGTAAAATAAACGAATATACTCCATCATCTCCTATTGTATCCTTTATCGATTCCCCCACTTTGTCTTTTTCCCCTGTAAATCTTAGATTGCAATATCTCACTATCTTATCTAATTTCCTTACTATTAAACCAAATGCCACATAATCATCTTCAGTATCCAATTTTACAGGCTCTTCAAAAATAACCTTCAATATCTGCCCAGTCTTTCTAAATGAATTCCCATAGTTCTCATTCTTTTTTGTAAATAATTCCTTTCTATCTTCAAATATTTGACGTATTTTATCTATCTCTTTCATCTTTCCCTCTTTACTGAATATCATATTCTTTGATTACTTCCTTTACTTCTGGTATAATTATTTCTCCTTTTATAATCAAGCAGCTTCTGCCCCAATACATAGGGTCATTATCATTTATCGTTTTTTTATATTCTATATCATCCCCATCTTCAACACATTCATTGATTAATTCTAATAATTCAACCTTAGAATATTCATTTATCCTTATATCCCCATCTTCATTTATATAAATTTTAAAATATTTTTCTTTGCTCATTTTAACCTCCTATAAGACAATTAAAAAATCCTCCAAAAAACGCTAGAACCCCCAAAATTGTAACAACCACAAATCCCCAAGAACTAGCTGCTTTCTCCCCAGCATAATCAGCAGTGGTAAAAGCAGCTGCCAATCCCCCTAATCCTACCCCAAAAACCAGAAAAAAAAGTATTTGATATATCATCTTTCCCTCCTTACTTCACTTATCCCATCATGTATTATTACCCTATGAGCTGTATTCGCAGCTTCTATTAATTCTTCATCATGAGACACCATGATAATTTGTACACCTAATGTCTCTACTAGTTCTTGCAAAGCATTCCCTACTAACTTTAATTTATCCTCTGATACATACTTAAATGGCTCATCTAATATAAACACAGGCTCTGTCCTCGGTCTGCTTAATGACCAAACAGCTAACCTCATAGCAAATGAAAGAACATCTACTACACCTACCCCAGTATCATCCTTTAAATCTAACTCTAAATCTCCCTTCCATACTTTGGGGGCACATTCACTTTTATTTCTCTTCATCTCAAATTTTAAAACAAATCTATATTCCTCCCCATAAATAGTTTGAAGCATCGAAGTTCCTAATTTCTCAAAATACCCAATAAGCTGTTCCTGAGTAGCCTTCCCTACTGAAGCAAACAAATCCCTAACCTGGGAATATAGAGCACTTTGATTCTGACATTCTAAGATATCTGTATGAAGCTCTTTAATTGTCTTCTCAAGACCTTCTACATATCCCTGAGTCTTTTGAGCCCATTGAACTAAATCCATTTCTCTCCTTCCCATTATAAACTAACTATATATGGAACTGACTCACACCTATCACATCGAACCTTTGCTTTTTGTAGCCCATCATATATATCATAAATAAATCTAACTGTTTTTCTACAATAAGGACACTGAAAAGAAGCAGCGTAAGCAGACATACAATCGTTATCTGAAATTACTCTGCCCTCATACTTTTTCGTTATATGGAATCCTACAAATTTCTCACTATTAGAATTTACTGTGCAATCTCCCATTTCTCTCATATAATTATTAAATAAGGAGGAAGGAAGGGTAACTGAGTGTCCTATATGCCAGATCTTTGATCCCATTCTATTTTATTCATTAAATAATTAAACAAAAAAATTAATGCCACAATTGGTAATGATATCAATATTATGCCAATAAAAAATCCTAATTGATAACATCCTAATAAAGAAATATCTTTACTTATATACTGAATAATAAGTATATATGGTGTAACTAGCCCTTCTATGAATTTATCCATACCGTACCTTTATCCCCATGACTTTCATCAAATAAATATAAATTCATACGCATTGCCCATAATTCTTCTCTGGATTGTTTTATCCCCCCTATAGTTTGTGGGATTAACAGTCTTGGCGTATATTGCAAACGCATTCTATATGCCAGCATCAACTTAGTAGGAATGTCAGTTACTTTGTCCACTTCTCTCCGTCCCATGTCTTGTTTCTCATATAGAAAGCACATAAAACTGTTTCTCTTGTTAGATGATCATTTTTTATTAATAAATTAAGTATCGACGGGTGATCACTTCTCATAAACCTACCTACTTCTTCATGGCAATCTTGACACCAATGGCCTCTTTCGTGAATACAGTTGAGAGAATCTGCAACCATATCCCAATACTGGTCTTGGCGGGGGAGGAAGCCATAATCTTCCAGATAATTAGAGGTCATTAGAACTATTACCCCACCACCCTCTTCCTTCCTCCACACAAAATCACCCCACTTTAGTTCCCACCCATCCTGGATCTCAGAGCAATTGGCCATAGCTATGTGAGTTTTACTTTTGTCCATTTTTCACCACTCCATGTCTTGTTATGAGTGTCCTTCATATAGAATTTACACCAGAGTTGTTCCACTGTATCGGCAAGAAAATAATAAACAGTTTCACCACAAAATTCTACTTCCATATGCAACCTTTGTATTATCCCTTCTGCCGATGAATCCCACATAGAAATAGTATAATTAGTCTTCCAATTAATCATATCCTGATACTGGCGTTGGCTAGGAAGGTAAATAAAATCGTGTTTCAGCCTTGACAGTAACTCTCCCAATAAAATGGTTCCCTCATGTATACACTGAACACCACCTCTTATAGAATATCCCCAATCCCCATCTTCAGGTTCCCACCTATCCTGGATCTCAGGACAATCGGCCATAGCTATGTGAGTTTTACTTTTGTCCATTGCTACACCAACCCCAATTCTTTAGGTGTCAACATTCCTCCATTTTGCATTGCATCCTCTTTCTTAACTATGACGTAGCCTTCTTTTTTAAGGAACTCTAATAATGACCTTCTGCTCGGATATTGAAAGGACTTGCTAAATTTTTTCTCAAACTTCTCAATCAGTTCTTTGTCCATTTAAGCATCCATCCTTCGGCACCATTTCACTCCCCGTAAAATAACTACCCCAATAGTTATCTTCATAATCTTTAACAATGACATAGGGACATGTCGGGTGCCAATCAGCATAAACCAACTCCTTTATTGCTATTCCTTTAACTACAAATTCTGGTATCCCAATATTTTCTGGGGTTGGATATCCCCACATACAACTAACCCAATTATCACTATTTATTATCAACTCTTTGTCCATTAAAAATGTATAGCCATTATAACTAAAATAATAACCCATTGATATTTTCCCATTTATCCCATCTCCTCAACTTTAGTCATTAATCTTTTATATTTAGAAGTACACTCCTTTTCCAATGCTTCCAATTCTTCTTCTAAATATTTAATTTCTTTGTCTGCACCCTCTAATGATTTCAAATCAAATTCATTTTCCAATCTATCCATAAGTGCTTGTAATTTACCCTTCAACTTATCTCTACTCTGCTTCTTTTCTGCCGTCTCTTCCTTTATTACTTTTATATCTCTCTCTATTCTTTTTAAATCCTTTTCACTCATTACTTCCCCCTATTAAAATTTAGATTGTCCAGTCTAATTTTATTTACCAAAACATTTTTTGAAAAAGTCGCACATTAATCCAATTACTTTGTATACACTCCTTGCGTAGCAAGGGGTGCTTGGTCTACGAAAAAATAAATGGATACTGAATCACTAGCCCCACTAATATTATCTCCATCTTGATATGTACTATCGGGAATACCTGCGGCTTGATCATATGCATACAACGCTATCCATACCTCTTGTTCTGCAATTGCCATCAATGCCCAAACTGCTGGAGGGAAATCAACAAAGGTAGCTTCAGTAGTATCCCCCACATCAAAAGTTTGTCCAACACCATAAACATACCCAGTACCCCCTAATGAATACCCTACAATATAACCGCCCAAATCAGTCTCAGAATTCGCAATCCATGCTATAGCAATATAACCATCCTCTACTTGTGGAGTAGATACCTGGATTGGAGGTTCTTGAGGGAGAGTAACCATCTGAGCTGATACAACACTAACCAACAAAAACAAAATCGCTACTATTAACAAACTAATTCTTTTCATTCCATCACCTCCTTTTATATAGTATAGACTGGACAATCTATTTCCTATGTTCCTTTATATTATTCAACACATCTATAGCCAATTCTTTTACTTCCTTTGGTACAACATCTCTCTCCATAACTCTCAATACATTGGCTTTAAACGATATCTCAGAAGTATCTGCCAATTGAATCCCTTCTACAAATTCAAGCATACTAGGATCATCAACAAACGTCTTACCTGTAACTTCACCCCTTTCTCTAAATACATCGTCCCCACAAGCTAATTTGACCCACTCATGCTCTCCTGTGTCTGTATCATACAATACCACAGAAGGTTCCACATCCTTTTCTACTATCGATTTCCTACAGATAACTCCAGTATTGATTATCAAAGAATTGCCTAATTTATATTCGAAAGGAAAATGATAATCCCCACACAACACTAAATCCCACCCCTTAAATTTATTTAGGAATCTTTTAGGGCTAATCAATTCATGTCCTGGGAATAGTGCTTTATCTCCTATATTTCTATGTATTACTAATATATTACAACCATCATAATTTTTATCTAGCTCTGGAATTTCCTGGCCCCAAGAGCACCCATATATCATAGTATTTTTATGACTATAACTTTTTTTATCTCTTATAATTCTCACAGCCCCAGCTGATTCCATGACAGCCAAAGGAGTCCTATCTACCGAATCAAGATTCCACATATACATATCATGCTGGCCTAAAATTACTTCCCAATTACAACAATTTATATCCCCTGTAGCAAGTAAATCTATATATCTTCTTACTAACCCAAATGAAGGATTGAAAGAATCAAAAAAATCTCCTGCCTGAAGAACTGTAGCTCCAGCTGCTTCTGCTGTCTCATTAATTTCTTCCATTTTTCCATACTGAGTATCAGGAAAATTATCTTTCCTAGAAACTGGAGTTCTGCCCATTAAATGTAGATCGCTAACTAATAATAATTTCATTTTACCTTCTCCATCACTATATCATACAAATTTTTAATATTTTCTACTATATTATTCCATATTTTAACATCTTCTTCATTATCTCTATACAGAGTAACATTAAATGCCACTTCATCTTCTTTTTCTTCTATTGTTTGTTCCATTTGCCTAATCTTTTATAGCAATTTTCACAAATAGCTACATAATTGCAATATCTAGCAGTATCATATAAAGAATAGCTTATTATTTGTCCTTCTTTCTGTGTCTTCATTTCATAATCATGTTGAGACATCTTTATCATTTCTTCCTCTGGAAATAATTCTTGACAATTTTTACATATCATTTTCATAACTAATCATCCATACTTAGAAATTCACCACACTCAAAATCTTCTCCTAACAACCTTTCTAACTCTTTTTTAATTACACTATCTGGATTAGGAAGAAATGAAAATTTTCCTCCCATCATATCAGGGAACCATCCTTCCTCCTTACAGTAAGTCATTTTATTCTTTCTTTTACAATGAAAACAATCCATGCATTTTATCATCTTCTGCTCTCCTCAGTCATTTCAGCTGCCAATTTAGTAACCCTCATTAAATCTTTAGGTCTAATCCCCTTCCCCTTCATAATATCCTCATAAACTTTAGTATGTAAATTCGCAAACTCCACTTCAGTCTTTCCATAACTAAAACGAGTTAAATCTATAGGCTCTTTCCCTCTAAATATTATTTCTCTTTTTTGTTCTCTAATAGGTGCATCAATTCTAAGTCTCCACTTTATTCTTGCTTCTGTACATTCTAATATCCCTTCTATTTTTCTATTATCATATCTGCTTATCTCTGTTATCTTTAAATCCCGAAATTCACTAAGAAGCAAATCAAAATAATGAATCCCTATATTAAACAATAACCCCCCAGACAATTCCTTATTCACCTTCCAACTTTTATAATACCAATCTCCCCTGTGAACTTCTATGTTCATCCAAATCTCATTGAAACTAGGATGTCTATTCTTTTTTATAATCGGACACCCATATCTAAGTTGCAATGTAGCATATATCTCATTATCATCTACCAAAACAGCTAACTCATCTATGGAAGTAACCAAAGGTTTTTCACAAATAACTTTTTTCCCTCTCTTCCTAGCTTCTTTTATCATCTCAAAATGAAGATGATTAGGAGTAAGAATAACTACATAATCTACTCTTTCGAATACCCTGCTCTTCATCATCTTTTTCCAATCCTGATAAAAAGCAGGGATAAAAACAAATCCATAGATATTCCTAATATCATAACAAAGCGGAACTATGTTCTTTTTATTTTCATCTATATCACAAACACAAACTATTCTGCCCCCTATATCTTTAATTGCTCTAATATGTCTTAGAGATATAAAACCTAATCCAATAACTGCAAAATTTTTCATTTTATGCCCCCCAAAAATAGAACTTTTACCATAGGTTTCCCATTTATAATTTTAGAATCTTCAATAGCATACCCAAACAACGGTTTCCTCTCTGTTCTTTTATATTTTCTTACCCTCCCACATTCATCTAAAACCATCATATCCCCTACATGTGCATTATTACTAAGTAAGACTGAAGCTGAAGGGCTTGCACTTGGACTTTCAGAAGCTGAGGGAGAAGGAGCAACAGCAGTTCGTATAGTCCTACTTTTAGCTATTGCATCTAAAGGAAATTTAAAAAATCCAGCTAATAAAGCTAAAGCTCCTGTTTTCTTTATAAACTGTCTTCTTGTTATCACTTTTTATATCCTACCTTTAATCTTTCTATTATAGCCTCTTTATACAAATCATTTTGGAGACTCGCAATTAATACTAAAAGACTGTATTGACCCTCAGTTAAAAAGCTGAAGAAACTATCTATCTTCCTCTTAGCTTCCCCCCATTTAATAGACTTTCTTTCACATTCCTTAGAACAAGTTTCCGTTCTATTCCAATATCCATAATAGTCATTAGGACCAAACTCTACTTCTTTCTTACAAACAGAACAAATCAATGTTGGAATTGATGTACTATATACTTGCATATCTTTTATATCCTTTCTTTATATTAGTTTTCCTGATAAACGAACAACAGTAGTTGCCCTTCCTTGTAAATCGACCATCACACTAAAACATTTAGGGCATTGCTCTCTTATAGGAATAATAAATCCACAGCAATAGCAAATCCAGCTGTTTGGTTTTAGTGAAAAAAACTTTTCTGTATCTGACCATCTATACATTAGTAAACTCCTATAATCTCCCAATCTGGACTATTTACCACATCATCAGGAAAAGTATTATGAGGGCTATCAATTCCCCAACACTTCCAAACAAATGACCAACAATTATACTGCCACCACCAATTAGGAACTAGAATATTTACTTCTACTCCTAAACATTCTATTACTCCTTTTGCCCATAAAATATCATAGTTAATCCAATCATACTTACATTTCAATGAGTATGCCCATATCAAAGCCTTCATCTGTTCAAATATAGTAGTATCCTTCTTCCTTATTATAATACATCCTATCTGATCTTTGCCGAATCTCCAACTACTTGTATGCCCACAACCATCTGGAGGAGCGGAAGTTATCAACTCATAATTCAATCCTATTATATCTATATGATATACAGGATAATCAGTACACAACAAAAGAATAGCCAATATTTTTTCATCAGATGGAACCCATAATACTATATCAGATGGACCAGGAATCTTCCAATTGATTTTTGGTAAATCTCCTATCAAATCAAATATACTAGCAGAAACTATATTATGCTGAATAGAAATAATCATAACGACTAACAAAAGACTTCTTAAAATTTTACTTTTCATTTTTCTCCCTCTATAAATTCACCTTAATTTAAAATACTTAATATTTTATTGAGGGCATAATACTCTGGGTTAATAAAGCCTGTGGCGATTTGGCCAAGACAAAAGAATCCACAAATCACTAAGATGGCAAATATCATTCCAGATATTATCATGGGAAGCCCCGCAAGCTCTTCATATTCGCTATATCTTGATTTATCTCTGCCCTCTTCTGAGGATAAAAACTTATGTACCTTCCACAACACTATGCCAACTACAACAATAAAAATTTCCTGTATTGTAATCATTATTGCATTGATATAGGCTTGTCTAATCAAAATCTCCCAAAGGTAGTCAGCAGTAACCCCTAGTTTTATAGCTAAGCCCTCTAATAAATCCATCGCCTTGCTCATTTGTGTATCATTCATTTTGTTTCCTCCTTTTTATAAATTAGATATAAGTTTTTTACTAACTTCTACTGTAATAGGTCTCTTACAAAATGGACAAGCTTTCATATCTTTTAATACTTTTTCATATTCTTCCTCTTTACCTTTTCTCTCTTTCTTTAACTTGCTTATTTGTATATCATAAGAAAGTGATGCAACTTCAATCTGCTCTATACCTGTTAAAACAGTTACTATATCCCCACCTCTTTTTCTAATCTTAGTATATTCCCCCATTATATTATTCATAATACCAATTAAATTTTCTATAGCAGGCAATTCTTTTAATCCATTTAATTCCTTATTCCCATTGTTCAATTCATATCTTATCTGTACAATCTTTTGTTTTTTATTCTGCATCTTATCCCAATTATCAGCCAACTTTTCTACATCTTTTGCTAATTCAATAACTATGTCTAGCCCTTTTAGTTCTTCTATTTTATCATCCACTTCTAAAATATCAACTATTAAATAATGAACATTATCTAATCTGGTTCTTACTGATTCCCTTTCTAATACTCCTTTCTGCCAATCATTTATCTCCTTTATTAATTCATCTAATCCATCATATTTTTCTAGTTCTTCCTTTTTTACTTTATACTGATTTTGGAGCAGAGCAGCTTCTTTATCAAAACTCTTAATCCGTTTAGCACAGTAAGTAATACTAGAATCTATCTCATTAATTTTAAGAACTTCATTAAGTTTTGACGCAATTTCACCACCTGTTCCCAACACCAAAAAGTGCTTGTCCAACTGCCTTTGCAAATTAATATCACTGATACATAAAACATCATCAATAGTATCAGGCACATCAGTTCCAACGGAGCGATACATACTATCATTAATTTTGTAATAAGAATCTTCACCAATGACTCGCTTTGCTCTACCATTATCTGTCTCCATTTCTATAATGCACTCTTTAGCCCCCTTCCTAATAAAAGAATCTCCGAGAGGTCTATTGAAAACTAATTTTCTAATAGCTCTAATTATTGCAGACTTCCCTGCATCACTAGAACCTATTATTACATTGATCCCTTTAGTAAACTCAAAAATTGAATCTTTCCAGCTTTGATAATTTATTATACGGAGTTTATTAATCATTATTATTCAACATAGTTAAATGTTTTTCTTCAAAACAAACTATACTACAAAAATCAAATGAATCACCACCTTCATCCCCATATAAACTTGCACCACCCATTCTAATTGCTGTTATTATCTGTAAAGGATCTAAAATAGTCTCCCCACAATTATCACAAATATATATTGTTTTTACAGCCATTCAAATCCCCCCTTTAATATCTATTTCCTCTCCATCTCGATTGACTATTATAACTCTTAATCTCTTTTCATCATGTTTAGAACCATATACCCCAAAGTATTGAATCACTTCATACAATACCTCAAACATAGCTCCCAATTCCCCAAATTCATTTGAATCATTTTGTTGATATACTGTTATCCCATCATCCTTATAATCTTCACCTAGTGGTTGGAGAGTATACCCATTAGATACTTTAGATATTTTAATACTAAATTCTCTCATCCTCTGCACTCCTCCATACAAGTTTTTCTCTTTTGTACAACCCTAGCATTATCAGGAACTCTTTTACTGATTAATGCTCCTGCTCCAATAAAAGCCCCATCTCCTATATTACATCTAGGAAGAATAATACACCCAGCTCCTATAACTATATTATATCCTACTATAGTTTCTTCTGCTTCAAAAGGCTCTTTTCTATTTACTTCTGGATAAGTGCAATTAGTGAAACAAACATGTGGACCAATAAAAACATTATCTCCTATAGTAACTCCTTCAGGAATAAAAACAAATGCTTGTATCTTACAATTCTTCCCTATCTTCACATTTTTCCCTATCTCTACAAAAGCTCCTATTGTAGTTCCCTCTCCTATTTCTGCTGATTCATATATATTACAATGTTGCCACTCATTAAGTCTTTCTTTGTTATTAATACTCATCAACTTCATATGCTGCCCTCTCTATTTAATGAATAGATTGAAGCACCCTAGACTTGCTACTTTCATTTTGTTCAATTCTTAAATTCCATTCAAAATCTTTAGTCTTTTTATGCCACTCATACGCCTTTATTGCTACTTCTGTTTTTACTTCACATTTCTTTCCTATCTCATTTGTAAACCACCAACCTGTTCCATCTTGCCATGAACTCATACAAGTGCCATCTACTCTCATTCCTATTCCATGATACTTATGATAAAACTCTACTTCCTCTATGGGGATTCCTTGTTCTTGTATAGGATGAATGTGATCGTAAAGTTTCAATGTTACTTGCAACCCACCAATAATAGCAAAACAAGATACCAATATTAAAAACAATACCACTGATAGTTCTCTCATTTCACTTCCTCCTTCCCTGTAAAACAATTAACAGGAACTTTAACCCAATATTTTGAAAATACTGTAACTTCACCATTCTCTTCTTTGTCTGTCAAATATTCTTCCCCCTTTTCAAGAGTAAAACTATTGCCATCTTTAGCTTCAATCTTATGTTCTTTAACACAAATTCTATTATATACTTTCATCTTCCATTCTCCAACTCAGATATACACTTATTTGCTATCTCTATCCAATTGCTCCCCTTACTATTCCCTATCAATCTATGAGCACTATCGTCTATATAAGCAAGCACTGGGGGTTTTTCATGGGTAAGAATTTCATCATAAGGAACTCCATATGTCAATAAATAATCAACCATCCTAAAAAAATTCTCATCTCTTGCTTCTTCATCAAACTTGTGACTTGTCCTAGATGAATGAATATAAATAGAGATCCCTGCTTTCTTCAGCATCTCTAGTGCTTTTATTGTATCTGCAATTAGCTTCCCCTCTTTTGGATATGCAAATTCACAAATTGTACCATCAAAGTCTACAATTACAGTCTTGTCCGAGCCTGGAGTATACCAATCTTGTCTTTTTATCCAATTTAAATCTCTAGTCATTTTTTTCCTCCAATCTTAAATAACCAAATCTTATTTTAAACTGTTTCCAAGTGCATATTTCAGCACCACAACCATCATTAAATCCATCTGGTTCTCTATCTTCATCATAATCCCCTGTATTTTTTTCTAACAAATATTCCCCCCCATATACACATATATATCCCTTACCTACAATCCAAATAACTAATAATGGATCTTTCTCCAACATTCTTGCTTCATCATCTACCTTATCCCACCAATCCACAAGTTTAGACTTCACCTCTGAACATCTTATATAATCAAGAAACAAATCTCTTTCTTTTGTTCTCTTGCACTCTATAAGCAGCCCGTTCATCAGCTTATGACCTTCTTCCTTTACAGCCATTATATCCCCTGCTTGCTCCACTATTCCTTTCCTAGCCCCAGAGCCGTGAGTATGCCAGAATATATCCTTGTCTTTCCCATTGCTATACCAAAGGGATAGAAGTCTGCTGAACTCTCTCTCCCACTGATTCCCCAAACTTTTTGGATTAGTTTTCATTTCACTTTTCACCCTTTTGATTTAAGTTCACAAGACTTTCCTCCTATTGCTAGAATCTTTTCTCTGCTCATCTTTGTATGGTCTACAGGGACAAGAACTTCTTCCCCTTTGCTTCCTTCCCTATATATCGTTGTCCCTTTAATATGAGGCAAATGTTCTAATAACAATTCACTTAATTCTTCTTTTGGGAAATTCTTTTTCATATTTATTGTCTTGGAAATACTATTATCAACATATTTCTGGCAAGTACTCTGAACTTCCATATGTTCCCAAGGACTTATTTGGTAAGCCCCTATAAAATGACTTGTATCCTTGTCCTGTTCTGTAAATTCTCTGAATAACTTGTCCACCTCTAAAAATTCCTTCTTTTCTAATTTCCCATCCTTTCCTTCTATATTCACTCTCCTTTTATATACTGGAGAAAAAATCGGCTCTATCCCAGAAGATACTCCAGCCACTAATGATGTTGTCCCTGTTGGGGGCATAGACAATATAGCCCCATTTCTAATCCCATACTTTTTTAATTTTGATAATACTCTTCTAGGCAAAGACTTAACAAAAACCCCTTCAAGATGAGGAGTCATTTCAAACTTTTCAAACACCCCTTTCTCTTTAGCTAATTCTATACTAGCAAGATATGCATAATCTCTAAATTTATTAAATAGTTCATCTATAAATTCAAGGCTCTCATCACTCCCATAATTCTTTATGCCCATCTTCAACAGAAGATAATGAAGTCCCATTATCCCCAATCCTATTCTTCTAGTAGAAGTAGAAACTAATTCAATTTCTTTAAGTGGATAAAAAGTAGCCTCAATTACATTGTCTAAAAACCGAACAGCAATATTTATTGTTTCTCGTAATCTACTCCAATTAACACTATTAGTCACAGGATTATACATTTTATCAAGATTAATTGAACCTAAGTCACATCCCCCAAATCTAACCAACCAAAGTTCTGCACAGGGATTAGGAGCCTCTAATCTTTCACAATAATAAGTAGGGTTTAAATTAATAGCATTATCAAAATTTAATAAGCCTGGATCACCACATTTCCAAGCATTATTTATAAGAGTGTCCCACAACTCCCTAGCCTTGATAGTCTTATATATTTTATTCCCAAATGTTAAATCAAAATCCTTATTCTTCCTAATCGCTTTTATGAAATCATTCGTCAATCCCACTGAAATATTATAATGTTCTAAAGCTCCTTCTTCTATTTTAGCTTTAATAAATTTAAAAATTTCAGGGTGATTATGCCTCAAAGTCCCTATAAGAGCTATCCTTCTTTGCCCTCCAATTTTCAAAATTTTCCCCACACCATCCATAGCTGTCATAAAACTAGTTGGGCCTGATGCTGTACCCCCTTTACCAGATTCATCAATAGAATCTCCTTCTGGTCTAATATTACTCCAATTTGTTCCTATCCCCCCTCCTGATGAAGACACTATCATTACATTCTTAATCAATTCCCCTAAACTTTGAATGTTATCATCAACTCCCAATGCAAAACAATTAATCATCATTCCTTTTTTACGCCCAGCATTCCTTATAATTCTTCCCCCAGGAACGAAGTAGAAATTCTTCATTATCTCGGAAAATCTATCTGTCCACTCTTTTCTCTTATTTTCTAACTCTGCTGAACCTATTGATGTCGCTACTCTAACACTAGCTTCTTCCCATGTTTCTGTAGGAGAAATAGCATATCGAAGTTTAAATATCTCTTCTCTCGTTCCCCCTAATCCTACTTCACATTCTTCACAATTACTTACCACTTACTTCCTCCTCTAAAAATACTATTTTAATTTTCTTTCCTTCTAATATAGCTTTCCTTATCTTATCGCTTTCTTCCCAAGCTTCTATTACTTTTTGGAGTATATAATTTTTTAAATCTTTATTCATATTTAGGTTTTCTATTTACTTTACACTTCTCTTCTAGTTCATCCCATATCTTCACTGTCAGCTTAACTACCTCTGGTATGATATTCTGTAGCTCCTGGATCAGTTCCTCCCTATAATATTTCTTATCCTCCCAAACAAATCTATGACCATCTTTCTCTATTACCTTCTGCCCAATCAAAAAATCAGTCATACTCCCAATATCATCCACTCCATGCTCAAATAAAATAGGAAATTCCGCTTCTCTAAAAGGCTTCCAAGTTTTGTTCTTATCTACATGCCCTTTAATTCTTACCCCTACTATCCTATCAGCTATTGGAATTTTTTTTATCTCTGATAACCATAATACTTGGCTAGCATAAAAATCCATAGCTCTGCCACCAGCTCTTTTGGTTTTCTTCCCAAACTTTACCCCTATATTGTCTCGTATCTGACTAATAATTAAAATCAAAGCTTGTTTTTCCTCTACCTTTTTCGTCAATCTTCGAAACAGTTCCCCCATCTTTTTTGGTTTCCCATCAAAATCAGCTTTATCAAACTCTGCTTCTGCTTCTCTTTTAGAAGAAAGAGCATCGAGGCTATCAAGAACATACACCATCAGATCATGGTCTTTTTTATCTAATTCTTTTTCAAGTGTGAGATACCAATCTTCCACAGTTCTGGACTCCTTAAATTCCACCTCCCCTATAGGCATTCCTAACTTTTTAGCATAAGGTTTATCAAATGCTGCTTCTGTTTCATCATAAAATACTTTCACCTTTTTAGTCTTCCCCAAAACCTTCAATGTATATGAGATAGCCTCGATAGCCAAAAGAGTTTTTCCAGTGGATTTATCCCCAACGATATTTCCTATCCTCCCCACTCTCCATCCCCCATCTGCTTCACCAGATAAAGCTAGATTTAATAACGTAGATCCAGAACTAACAAACTGGGGGGCATCTTTTGACTTTTCCTTCCTTCTTACAACCATAATTCTTATCCTCTATTTTTAAGTCTATTTCTAAGTTTTGCTTTCAATTCAGCTTTTTTGTCCCCATTATCATCGCCATCAGCATCTGACTCTTCTTTCTTTTGAGTATCTTTTCGACTCACTCTTGATTTCCTTTCTTCCTTTTTTTCCTCTTTTTCTTCCTTTTTAGAACTATCTGAAGTTCCATTAAATGCTTCTGCTATTTCTTCATAGGAAGCAAAATTCAGAATGTCCTCAAATCGTTCTGGAACATCTTCCATTACAGTTTCCACTTCCTCTTTAGTAAGATTTGACTTTTCCAATTGAAATCCACCATAACGAGTATCTTCCACATCCTTCCCTGTGCGAGTAAAAAGAACATCCTGATTTTCTTCTGGACTAGAAATATCTAACCATTCACCAGCCCTATCCCCCCTTTTGATCTTACACATAGGGATAATGCCTTCCTTGTCTACTTTCGTATAAGGGGCATCATAAATCTGAACTCCCTTTGTTATCGTTTCATCCTCTTTAGTATCTACAATAAGATATACCATCCTGGCTTTTGGGAACAAATCTTTTATATCATCCCCCCATTTCTCCCCTTTCTCTAACTGCTTCAATAACAAAGCCTGTTCCTCGCATATAGGGCACTTCCCCAATGCTATTTCTTCTGGAAGATCTTTCTTATCCCTTTTCAACAATTTTGTTAAAACCTCTTTCATCTTCATCGGGCAAAGAAATGGGTCTTGCCCCACTCCTACATTTCTATGAACCCAAATCTCCATCCCCCAATAAATTTCAGGGTTAGAATCTTTTGGAGGGAGTATCCTAATTGAAACATCATCTTCTGGACACTTCCATTCTGAAAACATGTCATTAAACAGTGGTCTCCAATCTCCTTGATAAGGTTTTTTATCTTTCTTTGCATACTCTCGTTCCATTGCTTTTCCTCTACTCATTTTTCGTTCCTCCTCTTTGTTAGTCTTTTTTTCTTATGTTTCTTTTTATTGAACTCTCTTTAATTTCTGGATCACTATAATATCCTGCTATCCAAAGCTCACCCAATAATTTTATTCCTGTCCTCCGAAAATCACAAATAGCCCTATCATTCTGAGCCAGTTGCTCATCTTTACAGGCTTTCAAATACTCAGCATGAACTTCTTGATAACTCCCATCTAAAATAATGGTATTACTAATAGCTGATTCTGTAACTTTAGCCAAACCAAAACTACCAGGATCATTCCTTATATCAAAATCCAATTTAGCTTTAGTTTTATCCAACTCATTCCTAGCTTCATTCTTTTTACCATAAACTTTAGCACATAATTGTCCATACTCATCCATGAGCTGAACTTGTCTTACAATTTCTTCATCTAACTCATATTTATCAATCTCTAGACTTTCCATTATTTACCTCCTATTCTAAATTACATGCATCATAAAGCATCATTGTTAATCCAGCTCTACCACAATCATACAAATTCGATTTAAAAATCCTCAATAGTCTAGCAAATCGTAAAGCATCTCTTGGACTTTTAGCATTGCAAAGACACTTATCAAAATACCCTAGTAATGCTCTCCTAATCTTCTCAGCTTCCCCCTGGAACATATAAGTATGAGGTCTTTCCTCATCATTAACTGCTTCCTGCAAACTCTTTATAACCCCTTTATTGCCATATACTTCTTCAAATTTAGTTGGTCTGTATTTAATTGCAAATGACATAATCTTTTATTCTCCACCCTATATATCTATTATATACTAATTTTAGGAAATTAGCAATAACTTTTTTTAATTATTTCATAATAATTTTATTTGGATATCTCATTCTATTTCAAACCAATTAGTTTTGCTAAATTCCCATTCTACTTTCAATGGAATATTTATAAAATCATAATCTAAATTGCACATCTTATCACTTACTAATTCCACTAATTCATCTTTTTCATCTGGTTCTATACTAAAAACTCCAGCATCATGAATTTCCCACATCATCCTGGACTTCATACCCCTTCTTTTCATTTCAGGAACATACTGAAGCATAGCATCCATAAACAAATGAAAAGCATGTCCCTGAATAGGTGTATTAATTATCCTATTCTTACTTAATGGAGCATATCTTCTAAACCCCCAAAGCGTTTCCACATACCCCTTATTATCATAAAACTTTATCTGCCCTTCCCTCCACTTCTTAAATACTTTAAATGTCCCCCAAAATTCTCTTTCACATTCTTTTAAAAACCTTTCTGCCTCCCTCCTGTTATACTTTCCTTTTGTTGTGTGCAGCTTTGTAAAATCCTCATGTTTTTCTATGCTATATAATATGTTCTTCCAGTAATCACCATAAAATTGAGGAAAAACCCATTCATTCTTAGCCCAATATCTTTGTTCTTTATTGCACATCTTTGTCTGGAATAATATATTCCCCCAATGAGTATGCATATCATATTCTGTATTAAGATATTTAATAAGCACAGGATCTTCACTAAACATAGCTACTACACATACTTCCATTCCTTTATAATCTACTTCCCCTAACCATTGCCCTTTATCTGGCAAAAATATCTTTCTAATAGTTTTAAATTCTTTATCCCTTTTAGGTTGATTTTGAAGATTAGGATCATCCTGAGAACTTCTAAAAGTAGAAACTAAATGTAAATTAGTTTGAGGGTGAACTCTATCCCCTACTAACCTTCTTTTTATTCCATCTATATATGTAGATTTATGATGTGTTAGCTTATTCAATCTTATAATATCCTTACAAACTGGAGCTGAATTTTCATAATCTTCCATTGTTGCTTCTGTAAGAGATGCATTGCCCTTCTCTGTTTTATGTAATACCTTTATTCCTAATATTTCAAAAAGTAATTTCTTCATATCTAATGTACTTACTTTCTTACCAATTCTTATCTTCTTACCTGTAACCTTTTCAAACTTTTTCCCTTCTTCTGAATCATAAATTGTTTCCTTAACTTCTTCTATCAAAGTAGTAAAATGTTTGTCCTGACTATCAAGCTCTTCTAAATCTATTCTAATGCCCTTCACTTGTTGTTCTACAAATATGCTCTGTCCACCTGTAAAAAGCTCTCTTGCCTTCTTCAACCTCCCCATCCCTTGTTCTCTTCCCTGGTATAATCGCATCCCATATTTAGTATCTAAATTATTATAATGAAATACCTTCTCATCATCCTCAAACTCCAATTTTGATTGATCTACCATACCCTTATATTCAAACCCATATTCTGTAAATACTTGAAATGCTTGGCTTGTAGTACCTTTTTGATACCTCCCATCCTCTTTCTTTCCTCTGGGATCTAACAAATGAGCATCTATCATAGTATCAGCCTTAGCATTTACTATAATATCTTTCCACTCATACTTATCTGGATTCAACAGTAAAGGAGCCCACATAGATTCAAATTGCAAATTCTGGAATACTTTACCTATCCGTTTTGTTCCCAATACCTCTGCTATCTTCATTCGTATAGTAATTCTTTGTTCTTCTGTCCAATAGTTTCCTTTATCAATTGGAATGCAGTAAGAATGAAGATCACTATCAGTAAAAGAACAAGTAAGTATTTTAGGATTCTCTATTGAATAAGGAGAAATACCATTAGTCTCAAAATCTATATCTACTATCTCATTTCCTACTTCAATCCCTATCAAAAACGAATATAATAAATCCAAAACATCCTTATAATTGGTTACATTATAATTATTGACATCTTCCTTCCAATCTAAGAACTCCCCTATTCTCTTGGCTTTCTGTAATCCTTCAGTAAGAAACTTATCAATGTCATCTAATAATACCCCCATCAAATCTTCATTTCCCTGGAGAATATGAGCTGGGTGGTAGGTGGGGCATACAATAGCATTAAGTTCTTTGCTAGGTATCATAAATCCTCTATGTTGAGCAAGCCCTTTCTTTCTCAAAACTGCTAGTAAAGCTGTAGCCCCTAAAAGAATAATTAACTTTGGCCGGAGGATACTTACTTCTCCTTCCCATTTAGAAGAACAACATTTTATCTTCATCAGTTTCTGCTTATCTGTTCCTAAATCATTGTTAGGAGGTCTACATTGAATAACATTTGTTCTATGGAAATCTTTATCAAAATCCCACCCCAACCCTTCTACTATATCAGAAAGAAGATCCCCAGACTTCCCTACAAATGGTATTCCTTTTTCATCCTCAGACTTCCCCGGAGCTTCTCCAATCAGCATTACTCCTAGTCTGAAATTACCAAATCCTTTCAATCTAGGAGTCTTGCAAGTCTTGTCTAAACCACAAGAGATGCAATCATATTCAACTGGAAACAACATATTATTTTTCATATACCTCCACCCTATATATCTATTATATAGTATTTTTAACAAATAGTAAAGAACTTTTTTTAAAACTCCCTTTAAAAATTAACGCTTCAAATATCCACCATTCCCCAAACCTATCCAACCTTTTCTACTCATATCTATCTCAGAACAACTACTCATTAATTCCCCTGCAACCATTTCATCCTCCTCAAATGACTCATCCATACTATCTAAAACTACTTGGTAAATCCCCCCTAACTCCTCTATTGCCGAATCTAAATTTATAGTACAACTACTTTCAAATTTAGCCATTTTCATTACCTCCTTACTAGTTTAAGATTTAACTCTATCTTTATTCTATAACTCCACAATCCATTTCAAATTCTTTTTTATTTACTAATTCATTCTCCTGGTATAAAACTTCACCTATATCTTTTGCTAATGATTCTATTGCTTCTTGAGCCCTTTTGGAAGTATAATTAGCTTGTATATGGGCTCTTATTAATGATGCCGCCCTTATCTGTTCTCTGTAAGTCATTTTTCTTCCTCCTTTAATCTTAAACACTCTGCAGGTTTTAAAATCCTTCCTTGGGGATCGCTCTTTAGCGGATAAAGTTTTAAGGTGCAATTAGGATACCCTCCCTCATTGTCAAAGTGCCCACAACATCTAGTAACTTCATCACCATCAGTCTTGCCCCAACAATAAACCCCCTCTGAAACTTCTATAGGCATCAATACTGTTTTGCGATATACCATCTTCTTTTTCTCCTCTTCTATATCTTCCAATGCACACATACATCCTTCATGGAAAGGTGGTTCACCATATTTTTCTACAGTGCCACCCTCTCTCATATAACAATCACATTCAGATGTTAAACAAGTTCCTCCAACTCTTATTACTTTTTCAACCATCTTCTTTTTCTCCCTTTGTTTATTTATCTTCCTATTAAAGTTTATTCCTTAATAACTTTTCATATACCATTCCAATTTGATCAATAGCTCCCTCTAAACGAATGGCTTGAACATGATTTTGTTCTTTTGCAGCTCTCTCATATCGTTCTCTTAATTGAATCAACTTTTCCTCTGCTATCTTTGCTCCTGGAGTTAGCTTCATTTTGCTTTCCTTCACTCCTTCTACCTTCGTATAACATCGTGCTGAACAATAAGTATATTTCCACAATGTATTCCCAAGTACTCTTTCCACTTCCTTCACGCTATATTTTTTGCTACAATAAAAACAGGTACTTAATTCTTCAGCCATTTTAAAACCCCCCTTTGTTTGTATTAACCTACCACCTTATAATTCATTCTATCAAATTCACTATTTAATGTCAAGAATTATTTTCATTTTTTTAAAAATAATTATCCTATATAATTCAATAACTTATCCCTACCTAAATCTGCTGGATCTTCCCCTTCTGGTAATTTTAATACTCTTACATTATCTATATAAGCCATCAATTCCTGCCCCATTAAAACAGCCTTAGCCCATGCATCACTATCTAAAGCTATAACTAATTCATCAAACATCCCTATCCTATGCATTAACACAATCATATCCTCTTGAACAATTGACATCTCACTATTAAACAATGCTACAGCTCCTTCCCCTACCCTTATAGCATCTATACAACCCTCTACCAGAATCATCCTCCTACCTTCAAACAAATGAAGTCCATATGAATAATTCTTTATCGGGAATCCTTTTGGATGCAAATACTTTACCTTTGCTTTTCCAGTCATATCCCTGGAAGTAAATCCTACCAAATCCCCAAAGACACTATAAATAGGAAATATCAGCCTGTGAGTATAGAATCCTCTTTTACAATAATGAAGATTATATTTTTCTGCTGTCTCTATACTTATCTTTCTCTTCTGCATATATCTCCAAAGTAAAGCATAATGAGTAATGTTTTCAAGTTCTACTTTCTTTGCTTCTTTTGGTAATTCTATTTTTTCATATCTCACTTCCTCTACTTCTTCTGGTTGGAGTATTTTTGTAATAGCATCCACTATATCTCCTTCATTTATTGTTTTCCCTAAACTGTTTGCTTTCTTATTTGCTTCCTCCCATGTAATATCCTCTAATGTCCTAATTAATTTTCCTAGATTACCCGTTTCCCCACATACCCAACAATTAAAACGCCCTGATTCCAAATCAATGCCTAGATGTCTTGAAGGATCATCACATCCAGGAAAAGGACAAGCAATCTCTATCCATCCCTCTGTAACATTCTTTCCTTCCTCATCATATTCAATATCTATACTATCTAAATACTCTTTAATTCTCATACCTCATTCCCCCATACATCCCAGCCTTCTATCTTTTCTCTTGCAAATAATTCTATTCTTGGAATATCTCCGACAAGAGCAATTATTCTATCTCTCGTTTCATCTGGTTTTTGACTATGACTTCTAATTGGTGAATCAATCACCGAATGCACTCCCGCGTTTATTCTTTTTGGTTTTCCTTTTGTCGCTAATAGACAAAGCTCAGCATTTGCCCTTGTCCATCTACCCATACCCCAAAACCATGATAGTGCTTTTTTATTACGTTTAACCCATGTAAAGCCAACGGTTTTATATTCAAAGCCCCACCTTTTAATTAAATCCCAACACTCATTTAGTTTGGGCATAGTTACCCATACAAATAAAATACAATCTTTATCAGCTATGTCTTTTACTGGCAAATTGTCAAGCCATTCCTTTGACTGTACAGTATACTTGCATCCAGCCCCACGATTCCCAGATAGAGCCTTATCTCTATAGCTCCAAGGTGGATCAGCATATATAATTTGATATTTCTTATTGGGAAATAGGATCATTTTTCTCCCTCCTGCAATAGTCTACTAGCTGTAAGTAATTCACAATGCATTTTTATATCTGGATTATAGTCCTTATAGTTCCCCCAATGTCCAAGTCTTAAATGGCAATCATCACATAATATTATTACATTTAGCCAGCACAAAGCAAACTCAGGGAACAAATATCTTGGAAATACATGATGCCCTTCTAACTCTTTCTTATTCCCACAAGCAGCACATACTTTCCAATACTTCAATACATCTGCTCTCAGCTTTCTCCACTCCTTAGTTCCTGCTTTTCTGACATGCTCAAGTTCTAATAATGCTCTTTGGGTTCTTTTTTTCACCAAAAATCCCTTCTTACCTTTCTCATTTTTGTAAAGTCTATTAGGTGTTTATCCCTCATCTCTTTAAATTCATCCCGATATCTTTCTTCTCTATCAAACTTTACACCTTGAGAATCATAATCTTCATGAATTTCTGTGACCATAACATTACTAAGTTGCCCCTGTTTTACATATTCCTCAAATGTCTCCGGGACACTATAATTATTTACAGCTAATAACTGATAAGCATAATAAATTCTATTTAACTTGTCTTCTAACCCCAAAGCTAATTTTACCCTAACTCCTTGTCCAAAAAGACTCCCTTCTGGTATTCTCATCTTATCCTCCTTTTGTTTTAATCATTATACTGTAATGCTTCTGAATGTATTTCCCCCTCTATACAAGATTCCTGTACCGTTATATTAGTAGCAGCCCACCCTTCGCCCCATCCATCTTCTCCTACAAAATCTCCTTGTGCTCTACTAACTTTAGATTTACTAAACCATAGCCAATGAGGCATTCCTATTACTTTAATTGCTATATACTCTAAATCATGTTCTTTCATAACTTCCTCCCTATAATCCTAGTGCCTGTTTAATATTTCTTTTTGTGTCTCCCTCTCCATAGAAATACCCATTCTCCCAATACACCTTTAATATATCCCTCAATCCCGGTCTTTTGTCGCTATTGACTATATGGCCACCCCAATATCCTCCAATACTCTTTGTGATTCCAATAGCATTTAAAATTTCATCTGGAAGTTTTCTATTTGGTATTTCCTTGAACAAATTTTTATTTTCCCTCATAACTTTCCTCCTTTCAATTTTTCTAGTATTCTATCACTCAAGTTCTTTTTGTTCATAAGTACTTCATAAACATCTTCATCAATAGATTTCTCAGCTATTAAATCTATGTAAAGGCATTTCTTAGTCTGTCCTGCTCTATGAATCCTACCCTCACACTGATGCCGTTGTAAATAAGAATAACCATTACTGTAAAATATCATTGTGCTTGCCTGATATAAATCTATCCCAATTCCCCCTGTCACTGGATGAGCTACCATCACTTTTATTTCAGGATCATTCTGAAACTTTAATAATTCTTTATTTCTGTCCTTAGTTTCCCCCCTCAATTCTGATACTTTGTATTTCTTTTTTCTCAAAGCACTAGCAATAATTCTTCCCTCAGCCACGAACTCATGAAATATAACTATCTTCCCATCTATCTCCTCAATCAAATTCAGCAGTTCTTCTAATTTTGGATTTGGAGTAAGCACTCTAAAGCTATCCCCCACCTTTATCGTCCCCCCTGTTATCTGAGAAATCTTTTTTATATGACTGAGCAGCACTGGCACAGGCTTCTTCCCCAATCCTTCTATAAACATTTCCTGTTCTTCTATGATTCTCGTTTGCTCAGGGGTCATCTGAATACTACGAGTCTCATAAACTCTTTCTGGTAAATCCAGGCATTCTTCTTTCTCATATCTGATAACTATTTCCTTCAACCGTTCCGTTATATCTCTTTCTGCATTTTCTTTTGGGGTCCATTCACTAGCCCAGAATCCATACTTCTCGTCAAAGAATTCTCTTCTGTATCTCAAAAAGCTATTTCCTAATGCCTCTCCCAAGTCAAGAATTTTTATTTCATTGAATAAATCCAGTAAACTATTCCCCAGCGGCGTTCCTGTCAGTCCTATTACTTGTTTTATTTTCTTTGATAATGCTAAAGATACTTTACTTTGTTGAGCCTTCCAATTTTTTACTTTATGAATCTCATCGAATATTACAAGGTCAAAATCTGCATACTCTTTTAGCATTTTTTTGTCTACCTTCTTATCTTTCCCCATATATATCCATCGAAGACTTTCATAATTGACTATCGTTGCCCACTGATCTCTTTTAATTAATTCTTTCTTATGTTCCGTACTGCCATCTAATATTCTTACAGTCTTGTTTGTATGCTTAAAAATTTCTTTAGCCCAATTCATTTTCACACTATTAGGAGCTACGATTAATATTCTATTGCAGTCTTTCAGGATAGCCAGGTACAAGGAGATTATGGTCTTCCCTGTACCCACGTCATGGAAAAATCCAGCTCTATCCTTTTCCAATCCAAAAAAAATACTAATTTTTTGATGGAGATATGGATCTGTCTTAAATTCTTCCTGTCTAACCCATATACTATCAATTTCTTCTTTAGTGAGTGTTTTGAAGTTAAACCTCATCCCCCCATACATCCCAACCTTCTGTTTTTTGTCTGGCAAATAATTCTATTTTATCATCATTAGGAAACGTTTGTTCTATTACCTCTCGAAACTTTTCAGGTTTTTGTGAATGCCTGCCCCTTTTCTCTAACCACCATGTAGTGTCATGCCTCATAAATGCCCCTACCCTCCCTTTTACCCCAAACAAAAGATACTCCGTAGTTAAAGAAAATGTCCCCCCTAAACCAATACCATTTGGATTTTTACACCACACCAGCATTGTTGAATATTTAAACCCCCATTTCTTCAACACTTCAAATGTTTGGAATAAATACTTATTTATACCCCAAAGAAATAATTTACAATTATTATCTGCTAAATCACTTACAGCTAAATTCATTATTTCTTCCATTTTCATTGTTGGGTAAGTTAATATTCTTGAAGGTCCATTACTATTATATTCAGGTCCTCGTTTAACATCCCAAGGAGGATCAGCATATATAATTTGATATTTTTTATTTGGGAATGGTATCACTTTTCTCTCCCCCTTCTATTTCTTTCTCATTTTAAATGCTTTTAACTGCAACAACCCCTTGCTTCCCTCCATTTATCCTCCCATGTACAATTCAGCCGCTCAGCAGTCTTATTATAAGTCTTTGTGTATTTCTCAATACATTGGTATATTCTAGCAAGATTCATACATGCAATAGCTGTTGTGCCTGACCCCCCAAATGGATCTAATACTGTATCTCCTATGTTAGTATAAGTCTTAATATAATCCTCAGCTAATTCAATAGGAATTTGCATAGGATGTTGTCTACCGCTATTACTATGAGAATAAAAGGGCATCATAGTAGTGGGAAATCGTGCAGTTCCTTTACTCCTCACATCTATTTTCTTGACATTATCAGTGTATATACTTTTATTCCTTTCTGCTTCTTTGTATTCTCTTTCATAAGAAGAACCTACATCTTCCATCTGGGGATTATATACTCCTAAATTCTTATAGAAAATAAGAAATGTTTCATGTCCATTAAGAGGTCTATTATTAGCATGAAAAGGAGATGTCACATTCCCCACATTGACTATTTGTTTGTATCTTAAAACTTTCGGCCATACTCGATCAAATCTAAATTTAAGTTGTGGACAAACTTCCATATTAGCACTCATTACTAATGTTGTAAAAGGCTGCATCACTTGGATCACAACAACCCCAATATCAGTAATTATTCTGTTGAATGACTCCCACATTTTATATAAATCTATTTTTTTATCCCCCTTAGATTTTGTTGTTCCATAAGGAGGACCTGTGAATATCATATCTATGCTTTTATCACCTATTCCCTCCATTACTTTTAAGCTATCCCCTTTAACAAAAATACTTTCATCTTTATTTATTGTATTCATGACATTCCCCCTTTTTTCTTTAATTATATTCGGTTTTTAAGTTCTTCTTAAAGTTACTATTTCCAGTTCTAAATCCTCAATCCTCCCCATTTTTTTAACCATTCTGTTAAATCCCCCACTAATCTTTTTACCTCTTCTCTATCTATCACTCTTCTATGGAAACCCCATTCACCCCAAGAAACTCCTATATTTATTCCTTCTGCATCTCCTAGACACCATACACCTTCATCTATTTGAATTTCCTGATCTCCTGTTACTTTATAACTCTTATATGGTATTTTAACATAATCACGATCTACATCTAAAATTGTTTTTTTCATATCATCCCCCCTTTGTTTTCTAAGTTCTTCTTAAAGTTACTATTTCTAGTTCTAAATCTTCAATCCTGCTTTCCAACCTCTTCAGTTCGTCAATCACCTCCTCCCCTATAAATTCTACAATAGCATCTAATAAATCTTCTTCTAATTCTCTCATGCCCTCTCCTTCTCGTATGAATACATCTGACCAATATCTAAATTATAAACAATCTCAATCTGCTTCCGTCCTTCTACTTCCCGACTTGCTGCAATATTGATTCTATAAATCCTATCCTTCCATTCCTCTTCAGAACTCGAAAGCGTTAAACATAAATCCACAATTCCAATGACTCGCTTATCCTCTTGAGCATGATGAGCCTCCACTGTCTTAGCCTTCCCCCCTAATTTTGAAGCCTGATACCCATCTATATGAACTAAATTCCTCTCTGTAGCTATCTTCCGAAGCATAGTACAAATATCATTTATCTTATGCCTATATTCTGGAATCCTATTATCACTATTCATAATCCCTGAATAATCTGTAATCAGAACATCAGGGATATAATTATAGAATGTCTCCAACCTGTCCAAATCATTCTCTATTGCCATAGGAGTGCACATCCCTGTTGGATGTTCTATAACCTGAAGATCCCCCCCAAATCTTCTAAGCTCTTTCCTCTTCCGCCGAATAAATTCTATATCATAAATGCTTCGGGTAATATCCCTATCCTCTTGCTGTTCCATACCATATTTGTCAAGATATCTTAATGTATATTTTCCTTTCTTATACTTAGGAAGCCCTAAAAGATTCTGGTCATATCTGATAATCACCTTCTCTTCACTCATCTCAAATGTGAAATGAGCTACTTTTAATCCCTGTATTATTGCTTGACTTCCTAAATGAACTAAGAACCAGGACTTTCGTCCTTTTTCCGGGGCCATTACCAGTGTGCTGGTTCTCCTGGGGAACCCCCCTATAAGTTTGTCCAATCCAGGAATACCAGTTTGCATAAGAAATGGATTCTCCTTCAACCGCTTCACCAATTTTTCAGTGTCCCTGAAATAATTTGTTCCCCTCTCCACCCTTGTCACTCCGGATTTCAAATTCTCATACATAAGCGACTCACATTCTGTCAACTTTTTCTTAGCTACCAGTTCAGCAAACTCCACTGCGAAACCTCTGTATTTCGATAGTTTTACAAAATCATTAACCTGAGTAAGAACATATTCACTGTTCGGGTTTTCTATTTGAAATACTTTTTCCAGATACAAATCAAATAATTCTACTTCCTCTTTTTTTATCTTTCTGTTCTTCTGGTAATGTTCCAGTTCATTGAAGAAATGCTCACCCGGAGCCTTGTGATACTGGTCATAATACTGGTATACCAATCTACAAATATCCGAAGCTTGCCTAGACATGAAATACTCTGGAGCAACTACCGATCTAACAAACTTGAGAAATTCTGTATCAACTATCTGTAATTGTATAATGCAGTCCTGAAGGTGCTGCGTTAATTCCACCTTATATTCTCTCTTTTGGGAAACGCTTTAGAAAAGCACTCTCTATCCTATCATACAATACTTTGGCATTAGATAATGATCTATTATCATAGTACGCTCCAAACTCTGGACAGCAACCATATGTACTCACTCCATGTCTAGAATAATTCCTTATCCCACACCCAGAACAACCTTTCCCAAAATATTGCCCATATAAACATAACCCACACTCATCCCCAAAGGATGCTATACCCAGCCAAGCAGGGGGGGTCTTTTTGGATATCAAAATATTTGAATACTTTGCCATCGATAGCAAATACCCAAGTCTTAATAATCTGTCTTTTCCCTTTTTAGAAATTCCCTGCTCAACTTCTTTTTGGTGTTCTATTTCAAATCTATCTGGTATATAATCATCATCTTCCCTAATTTTTCTTCTCAAATACCTCATTTCTGTCTTATAGTTCATAACTTACCTCCCTTTTTAATTTCTAAGTCTTAATAATCTATCTTTTTCTTTTTTAAAAATTCCCTGCGAAACTTCTTCTTTGCACGCTCTTTCAAATCTATCTAGTATATAATACTTTCTCCTGGAAATTTTTTCAGGAAAGCTTTCTCCATCTTATTATATACTACCATAGACTTTCTCCTGGAAATTTTTTCAGGAAAGCTTTCTCCATCTTATTATATACTACCATAGCATTCTCTTTTGTTTTATTCCCATAAAACTCATAAAATTCATTGCAACAATCAAGCCCCCCTTTCAATCCGCAAGTACTACAGCCCCCACTAATTAAATTTTTGTATATACAAAGTCCACAAGTATCACCAAACATCTCAGCTTTTGCATATCTAGGAATACGTTTTTTCCCTTCCCCCCATTTTTTATATTTTGCCATTGAAAGAAGATATGCAAATCTAAAAAGCTCTCTATCTTTTACTCCTTCTGCTTGTTTAGCTCTCATAAGCTTCCAATAAATTCTACCAGGTCTTTGTCCTTCTACTAACTTGTCAATTTTTCTCATTTCTGTCTTATAGTTCATAACTTACCTCCCTTTTTAATTACTTTAATTTATACTTTGTCTTTCTCTATATCTTTTTCAATAACCTCTAACATTTTCTCAGATTGGCTCCCAGCCATTTTTAATGACTCCATAACACGGACAAATGTCTGTTCACCCTCATGTTCAGATAATCTACCCATACATACACAAGTATTTGTTTCTATTAAAGGGCAAACATAATCTGGATCTGAAATTGCTGCCCCTATTTCACAGTATCCACAATCATCTTTCAAACTTACATAAATCTTCTGTATTTCTTTTATTCCTGATTCCCATTTAGCTTTTGCTTCTAATTTCAACTTTTTGACTTTTTCTTTTTCTTTTTCCCCCGGCTTTTCTATTGTTTTTTTGACCAGAAACCAGCTTCTAATACAAAATATCTCCCCTGAAACTATATCTCCAATAAGGGCATCATTAATAACCTTTGCCTCTTCCCTTCGATCAGAATTATATACGCCCAACAAGCCATCTTTCGAAGCAGTCACTCCCGTGTCATAGTTAAAATTTACAGCAAGAACTCGAAAAGCCCTGTTGTAAAAGGAGCCTATAGGACTTGTGAATTTTCCCTTTGCTAATTTTCGAACCCAGCTTGAATCTCGAATTTTTACAATATCATTTACTTGAATATCTAGGTTTTTGTATGAAACTTCTTCTTTTGTCTTCATATCACTTCCCCCCTGAGTTTGTTTTTTATCCCCAATAACTTTATCATGACGCAGTTCCACATCATAATCGTAAACATAGGCTACAAAATTAAATTCAGTATGCTGCAACATGATATTATTAGGGGCATGAGAACCTTCATGAGTTGGAAATACCCCTCTTGCTATAAATCTCCATGGGTTTTGACTTTCAACCCATCCTGGGGAAGGATGGAACACCTTTACACAGGAAATTGATATCATATGATAATTTCCTCCAGTTACATTTACTAAATCTCCTAATTTCGTAATCATAATCTTTTCCTCCCTTTGTTTAGAATTATTTACTATTCTTATAATATCCTCTACTTAAATCTGCTTTGGTTTTATTTTTATAAAAAGGATTTAAAACTTAAATCTACTTCACTTAAATCTTTTCCTTCCTCACTATGTTCTATATCCTTATTAATAGTCTCTAATAACTTATTACTATGCTCATCAAGCGCTTCAATTGCATTACATATTATTAAAAAAGAATTAGAGGCATCAGGAGTAATCTTACAACCACAAACATTATTTTTTTCTAAATGACAAATACTTCCCTTCTTTAATTCATCATGAATTTTACAGTACCCACATTCTGTATTAAGAACCTCTTGCAACTCCTCGGTTAATTCTGTAATTGTTTCCCATTTAGCTTTTGCTTCTAGTTTAAGTCTTTTAAATTTTTCTTTCTTTTCTACAGCTGCTAATGCAAAACACTCTTCCATCTTTTTTTCTACTTCAGATACATGTTTAACTAAATTACCTGAGTAAACAAAAGCTATGATATTCAAGTGGGGATGCTTTATTATAACATCATTATCGGATGGTGATTCTAAACCACAAAATACACCACCCTTATACTCCCAAATAGGAATAGGAAGTTTAGAGGCAATAATAACTATTTCCCAAGGATTTCTATTACCTAAATAACCACCTGCTTCACTTGGATTCTCATATGTTCCTCCACCTATCTGTACTACAGAATAACTCTCATTTATTACAGATACCATATCTCCCACCTTAAGATCTTTTTTCATAACTTTCCTCCCTTTGTTTAGAATTGAATTTTACGTAACGGAAATTGATCTGTCAAATACTGGGGGAACAATTCCCCCCAACAGTGCTTACTACATAACCTCCCAGGAGTAACGTGGAAATCATATTCTGCACATTCTTTTTCTACAGCATCTAATAATAGAGATATCACTCTATCTGTAGTCCTAAAAATTATGTCCTTAGAATCTTTATTTTTTGTTAGAAATTCATGAATTTTCTCAGATGCTACAATAAATTGTTCTTGGGAATTTGCTGTATATTCTTTTTTGCCTAGAAATTTCTTAGAGTATTCAGTCTCTAATAGACTTGTAATCTCTGGATTTTTATCCTTCTTAGAAGTACCTTTTAGCTTTTGTTCTTTTATCTGTTCATAAAAATTCTTAAGAAAATATTTAAACCAGTCGAAGTTCCCAAATGGATTACATAATAATTGAACTAATCCTAATTTTTGCCCCTTATTTATCTTATATCTAAGGAATTCATCCTGATAGCATTTTTGGTAATTATCAAATACATAATATATACTAGTTATAGTATAAGTTTTTAGCTTTATTTCCAACTGTTTACGAGCTTCATCATAATTCTTTCCTGTTTTCTTATGCTTGATAAGCCCAAGGGTATTATAATAATCAAATAATTCTTCTGCTGCTTTTGAGTATTTTTTAGGTGACTTGGGTTCTCCTGATCTTGCTTTAATTGCTTCTATTCTTGATGGGGATTTACAAGGAGAAGTTTTTATAGAAGAGGAAGAAGGTTTTGAAAAAACCTCTTCTTTATTATCTAAAGATAATAAAGTATATTTATTAGTTTCTTTATTATAACTATGTTTTAATTTTTTTAAGGGGGGTACTAAAACTTCTTTAGTAGTAAATTCATTTGTCTCTAAAGGATATTTACCAGCATATTCCATTTTTATTTTATATTGTTTTACTCTAACACCTCTTTTTTCTAATACTATTTTACTAACTAAAAGTCCTTTTTCTTCTAAATTCTTAACTCCTTTTATAATAGAAGGAGTAGATAAACCTGTTCCTTTATCATATCGTTCCCCATTGTTTTTCCTTCTTCCATTTTTAATTTCATCTAAACTTAAAGTGCGAAATTTATCATAATATTGATACCCCCAAGTATGCCGAATAATATATTGTATAACCTTCATTTCAGACAATGTTTTTATGTCAGGCATGATTTCTATGAACTCATTTGGAAATTTGTGCCAATTTTCTTTTGGTCCTGATAATCCTTTATGCATTAGAATTCCTCCAATCTATATCTTGGTACTCACCAAACCAATAACGACCTATCAATTTAGTGGAATTTTGAACAAAGGTTGCTCCGTTTAAAGGAACTTGAGAAATGCTCTCATTGAAACACCAAGGATTTAATCCAAGAACTTTACAAACCAAGTCCCAATCATAATTATCTTTAAGCTCTTGGAATGTTAATATTAGTTTCATTCTACTTCCTCCTTTGTTAAATCTTTGGTTAATTCATCCATATCGGACATTAGTTTGTCTTTTAACACAAATTTTATATAACTTTCAACTGCTTGTTCTATAAGATGGGATTTTGAGATACCCAATGTGCAACTTGCTTTATGGAGTAGGTCTAACATTTTAATAGATAAAATATATGTAGCTACTTTTTTTTCCATTATCTTCTCCTTGTTTTTATTATATAATACTTTTAAATAGAAGTCAAGTGATTAGATTAGTGATTTTTGGATTGCTAATTATGTATTATGTCTTTCACTAAAAGTTTTCATCCAATATAAGAGAATATTCCTTGCTTCCTCTTCCTCAAGAGAAGGAAATCCTTCCATCAAATAGGATCTTGCACCATACATATTAGTAGCACCAGACTCTCGCAACTCATCGAGATAAATTAAATGTTCATTATCACAAGTATCAGGTCTTTTCATTACTCTTTCTCCTTTATAAGCGTTGAAATTGTTTTTATTGCTTCTTTATCTTCTGTTGTTAATTTTTCTTTATAATAATATTGTATTGCTTTAGTCATAATTTCAGATTTAGATACTTTCAATATGAAAGCTAATCCATCAAGACATTCCTTTGTAACCTCATCAATATTTATAGTAGTGATTGTTTTTTTCATAATTACTCCTTTGCTAATTTTTTTCTTGATTATCTCTTTTTTTTATAGCTTTTTCTGTTGTTTTATACATAATATTCACTACCTTTTTATATTTATCACGTTCTTTTTTTACTAGATCATCAGTTTTAAATTCTTTTGTAAAACATTCATTGCATAAAACAACGCACCCCACCGCTACCATTTCTTTACAACATTTTTCACACTTATCACATGATCTATTATAAAATATTCTAGGCTTGGTCATCACTTCTCCTTTACTAGTAACTCAATTAAGTATTTTAGGTTTTCAGTATACTCTTTTAGTTCCTTATTTTCTTTCCTTATTGCTACTAGTTCTTTCTCGTTATTAAGGATTTGTTTGATTCGGGGATGAACGTAGATATCAACTCCCTCCCTTAATTGAACTACCACTGTTGTATCGCCAATACTGAGCCACTTTTCAGCCTCCCAAATATTACCATTGTAATTGTAATATCTACTATAAACGGATCTACGAGGGTCGTAAGGGTCATCATATATCTTATGCACTAAAAAAGCATGGTCAGGGTTTTGGGGGTCGTAACACACATTTCCTTCCATCTCCCAGTCATAGGGGTACCGGTCAAGACCTGCTCCCCATACTGCGGATGATAATAACAAAATCATAACCAAGCTAATCATTATCTTTTTCATTTTACTCCTCCTTTGCTAGTTCAGGATTTTCACATATGTTGCCTATTTTTTCTATTCTTGATTGTTTTTTACTGCTAATGCCATATAGGGTCGGGCATTCCCAATCCTCTCTGTCGTCTTTTAAAATCCATGCTCCTTCAATTTCCGAAAAAATTACTTCATATTGTCCACCATCCCAAATAACTATATCGTTAGAATATATCTCTTTATCATTTTTATCTTTAAGGCCGGTGTATTGCATAAGGATATACCTTCTAGCCTCGGAATCAAAGGTATCGACAATAAAACTACCCCTTACATCAGAACTTTTAAGAAAAACAAGATCGGATATTTCGTTTAAACCAGACGGAACCCAATCCCTCATTACACTATCCCATGCTCTAAACTTTATCTCTCTCACTTCACTCCTCCTTTGCTAATTCCCCTACAGGTATATCACGAATGTCTATTGTTTTATAATTATCAAAATTTATTGGTTTTTCTCCAAGTAGTTTTCTAATAATCTGTATAGCGGCTGGCCAACTAACTGAGCCTTCTCCACCCCCACTCTCTTCTTTGGTTAGCAGTTTGTATGCTTTGAGTAGTTGTTTTTTTTCTTTCTTAGTCAACTCACTCCCCCTTTGTTGATTGCGTTGTATGATGACATATTTCCACCTCTACAATTTCCCCTTCACCACGTTCAATTGCAGACTGAAATCCATCGGGACTACACATTTCTACCAAAAACTTACTTCTATAAATATGCCAATATTCATTCCTTGTTTTATCATACTAAGCCCACATTATTTTCATCCTCACTTCCCCTTTATTTTAACTATTGAAATACATTCTGATGCATCAAGTCTACATGCAGGACATACATACCACTCATCTGCATAAGTTACACTCCCAGCCTTAAGAAGTGTTTTACCTCTCCATCCACATCTACATACATATTCTTCTCTTTTTTTATCCATCATTCCTCCTTTTCTGGACACATTCTGGACATAAGGTTTTGTTTAATGATTCCCTCTCTCAGTAACAACCAGTAACAGCTTTTTTGGCACTTGATTTATTATAATCCGTAAATAAAATAAAAATTCTTTCTTCATCTTTTCTTCTCTTGTTTATATTATTATTATATTATAGTTTTAATTAAAAGTCAAGCTTTTTTTTATTTATTTTTATGTAAATTATTTATATGTTATATTCTAATAGCTTACAAAAAATAACTAAAAAACTAAGGGTAAGTATAGGGTTTCTGTTTGAGGTCAAATCTATGCCATTCTTTGTGCTTATTTGTCCATTCTTTTGCAATAAACATCATTCTTTGTGCTTGTTTGTGTTAGTATTTTTATCCATGACTGTAATTTGCTCATCCATCCAATTAAGGACTAGGGATACAAAATATGCTCTATTAGTTCCAGTGAGTTTGATGAATGGGAGCCCTTTGTATCTCATGCTTGACATTGTGCTTTTTTTGATTCTCAATAATTCTATCAGATCTTGTTCCGTTATTATTTCCTGAAAGCTTCTTTCCATTAGTCTCCTCCTTTAGTTGCGCTATTATAATACCTATAATTTTTGGTTCTTCCTTTGTCCAAGTCTTTTCGTTTATTGTATGGTTATTAAATACTGTAGATTCATACCTCCTCCCTTTGTCCTTTTTCCTTTTACTGGTATAAACCACCTCTTTATTTTCCATTTCTAAAGCATCACAACTTAATTTGTTATTCTTAACAGCTTTTATTAGCCAAGCCTCTATTTCTTGAACTTCATGTATATTTCCTCCATGTTTTAAATAGATTTCTGATACTAAGATAACAATTCTTTTAGCTGATCTTGCAGGTGGATTTTTAATTACTTTGATATCATATTCCTCTTTAACTTCATTTAGTTCTTCTAAAAATTCATTCATTGAAAACCTCCTTAATAGTCCTCTTCTTTTATTTCAACTTTAGTTCTATGGTTTTCTATCCAGTCAGTATCTACTGTGTATTCATTTCTTGCAGACTCTAATTCCTTTAACTTTTTTCTATAATCTCTGATATGGAGATCTAGATTGTATTTGAGCGTTTCAGATAACTTTTTTTTGGTTGCTATTAAACTTCTGCTTTGTTCTGTAATACGACAACCATTTTGCCATATACTATATTGTTTTCCTTCTACTAAAATATAAAAAGGAGAGATATGGGGGATTACAATACAGGGTACACGCTCCAATTATTATCATCACATTTCTTACACAATCCCAATTATTTTTCGTCATTAGTATTCCTCCTCTTTTATTTCATTTAGTTCTTCTAAAAATTCATTCAATTTTTCCCTGAGTGTTTCTATAAGAACTTCTATAATTATCTCACCGAGTCCTGTTTTCTTTAACATTTTCTTGAAGTGTCGTTTTTTCATTTTAACTTCTCCACAACCTCCTTAATAGTCCTCCTCTTTTATTTTAAGCTATATTAGTAATACATAAGGATAATTCTTTTGTAGCATTCTTCTGTACATATCTCTGTGTGCTATCCAACCTGCATATTCTATCCTTCCCTTTTGTACTTGTGGAGCATTAGTATTTCCACCCCATCCAGATTCCGAATATTTATTTTCATAACAATTAATATGATTATTTAATATTTTAATATGTTCTAAAATTTCATTTTTGGGTTTAATCTTCATCAAAAATCTCCTTCCAGGTATCGATGTTTTGGAGAAAAGACTTGAATCCGTAGAGCTGACAGATATCAATAAATGCATCTATATCAAGGCCCAAAGGATTAAAAGGAGGAGGCTCTACGAATTCAAGTGGTAATCTTACTAATTCTAAATTTGGTTCCCATTCATCTTTGTGTTCTTCTATATATTCATAATGTTTACTGAGATTTTGATTTTGTAAATAATCTAGAACCCTTTTTTTTCCATATCCTTTAAGACCTATTACATTATCTGAGGAACATCCTGCTATGGCTTTAAAATTACTCCAATACAAAGGTGCTATACCATATGTAAGTTGAAAATTTGCAAGTGTGAATATGGTATCTGGAGTAGGAAAATAGAGTGAAGTATTTATATTTAACAATTGATATAGATCAGAATCATTAGATACAATAACAATTTTAGTACTATAATCTGCGTAATCTACTGTATTGGCTATCAAATCATCAGCTTCTAGTCCATCAATTTCCCACTGGTCCCACCCTAGTTTTGGTATAATGTCCTTTAGTTGAGATTCCTGTTGATATAAAGAAGTATAGATTTTAGGGTCTTTGTGTTTCCTGTTTGCCTTATAATCCTTGTTCATCTTCTTTCGTTTGTTATTATGGGAGTCCCAACAGAATACCAATTTATCAGGTTTGAATTTTTTAACTTGCTTTAATGTGCTGTTAAGCACTCCAAAAATCACATTTGTCTGCTGATTTAAGTAGCTCAAACCTGATATATGGTAAGCTCGGTGAGTTGCCTGATTAGCATCAATTACTAGAATCATTTTATCCCTCTCTTTTTATTTTCCTTCTCTCATTTCCTTATCATATTCTGCTATGGATGCTGCTTCCTCATCTTCCTGTATGTCTTTGTCAATTGCATTTTTCATTGTTAGGGCTTCAATATTAGCAATTCCTAGATGCTTCATAACTTTTTCAAAGGTAGATTCTCCGGTACTAGTACTACCACATATTCCTTTTTCGTTTAGAATACACTTAACACTTTTTCTCATTTCCCTATTGCATCCCATATTACCTCCTTTAAATTATACGTTTAATATAGAAGTCAGCCGCTACCCACGGTCAGGTGGGTTGACGGACTATCTGCTTAATTCTTCATCCCCTATGGGTTTATAGGGCAATGCTTCCTTCCAACTATGACTACCATCCGCAATTTGTTGGATACCAATTAAGGTAATATTCCGCATGAAGCATTCATCGTCATCATGGTCATCATATTTCTGCATAACCTTAACCGACATAGTGCCTTTGACAATGGAGATAAGGCGGTTTCTCATTGCCCGGCAGGACGGACAATTCTCCTCTGCCATATCCTTAGGAATGGCATTTAGGTTAAAAGGGCACATAGGTTCGCCACTATCTTTGTTCACATAATCTAACTGATTGTGGCATTCTCCATTTTTGTAATCAGTACACTTCGTCCACTCGCATCCGGTCATAATAAATTCTCCTACATACCGTATGTTTACGTGTTCGCAGGATAGCTAGACTCTCTTCTAACTTCCCTTCTCTCTCCCCGACAATGGGTGTTTGGTTTAATATTTTTCATACTCGGTTATTTCCACATCTTCCTCAGGACCATCAGTTTGTTTAAAATGTTCGACATATTGGTGACAATCTTTGCAATACAATACTATAATGCAAGGGTTTTTTGTAGGTTGTAATTCCAATCTGTGCCCCATATGCTTCTTAAAATATTCCCAATAGTTAGCCATTGCAGCTCCTTATACTATAATAATTTGTTTGCCTTGCTCCTCAGCTTTTTTAATTATGTCTTCAGTTTCTCCTGAACGGTCTTCTGAAACACAAGCTATAAGAATATCACAATCTTTTGCTATTAATGTATTCCGGATAGATCCTGCTTCTTTTCTATACTTCCCCCAGTTAGCTCTATGAATCATTATTGGTATTCCGATAGTCTTAGAAATGACTTCTGCGAATCGGTCTCCGCCCTTTTGACGACCACCGGACACTATACTGTCCTCCCCCATTCTATCGTATATTTTTTTAAAAGCTTTGAATACAGCTTTATAATCCTTATTACTATCTTGTTTTCTACTTCCTACTATTCCTATACATTTACCCATAATTAATCACTCTCCCTTATTATATTTATATTATTTACCCACTTCCAGTTTGGTTAGTTGATTAATGTTCATTTTGCTCCTCCTATATCTTCTCTGATTCCATCCCTTAGAATTACTGCGTTTTTAGTTGCTTCTTTTAATGCTCTAATGACTTTATTGAAAGGCGTGTTATCTTCCATATCCCCACTACATAATTTCTTTTTATATAATGAACAATTCTTGTTACACATAATAAAAGAAATATTTTCACAATACCCACACCTGCTATTCAGGCTAGATAATAGGGAGCAAATGCCTACTACCCCCTTCTCCCACTTTTCCAAGCTCTTTTTTTGGTTTTCCATTATCATTTCTTGGTTTTCATCAATGTGGAGTTTGAGGTATTTTGTCCTTGTAAATGCAACAATGCCATTACCTGATAGTGGTGTTATCATAGTGGTATTGAAACCATAATATCTCCTACCACACTCTTCCATTGGATACCTTCCATTAACTGCAAGCACTTTCCATGGATTTCTATTTCGTAAGGCTTCCTTTCTTTTTGTTAAAACACTATCTTCTATTATCATTGAATAACTGCTATCTTTTACATCTACAATGCTTCCTACTTTTATTTCACTCATTTTTTAGTCTCCTTTTTAGCTTTGAGGTATCATAATTATTGTATCTGCTTTTTCGTTCCATACTTTTATTGCATTTCCTTGAGGCTCTACTGACCATACAGTTTTATTGCAATCAATAAAGATACATTTTCCATGTCTGTATAAATTACCCTTCTCATTTTCGTTCCATATAATCACCATGCCGAAAGCAATATTAGGCATCCATTCAAGCACTCTTCCCCACATAATTACCATGAAATCATCACAATCCATTCCCTCTTTTCTTTTTATTTTAAGTTTTTCCAATTGCTTAATAAGGCTTTCAACTGAAATTAATCTATAAGTCATATCCCAATAAAAAGAATTGGTTCCCCAAGGAGGGCTTTGAAGATATGGCATAATTAAAGCCCCCGCCTCATCCCTTGTAATTTCCCCACAGATATTAGGCAGTATTGTAGTTGTGGTACTAATACAAACAGCCTCATCAATATTGTGAATAGCATCACAAAACCAGTCTTTAGAAGTACCCGTTTGTGGGAGCAGTATTAAAAATAAAATCAAATACTTTTTCATATCATTCTCCTATTGAATTTAAATGGTGTTGATTCATTTGAGTACAAAAATGTTCTTTTGCACATTTATTTAATTTATCTTGGATATCTTCTCTATCATATTTTATTTTTTTGTTTGGATCTCTTCCCATTTTGTCCCATCTTGTAAGTAACACTAATTCTGGTAACCACGGATGCTGTACTAATTCAAAAACTTTCCCCTGCCTTTTCATATCTCCTAGAACTAAATACCAGAATCTCATGTGTTGTTCTATAAGCCATAGGGTTTTTACGCTAACAAAATCCTTTAGCCATTTGACTGCTATCCGTTCATGGCCTTTAAAATTCTCTATTTTTCCTATGTCATGAAGCATCGCAGCTAAAAGTAAATCTGTATCTTTTGATTCCCTAAATCCCCTATATAGTACTTGCAAAGAATGCACAAAAACATCACCTTCTGGATGATGTATATCTCCTTGCTCTACACCTTGGGTCTGTTCTAAAAACTTAAACAATGGCTTCATGTCTATGGGTAACATCTGTCTATTTCCTCCACAATAAAATCTTCCCAGAATTTCGTATCTGGTTTTGTTGGTAAATCACTTTCCTCTGATAAGCATTCTACTTCTACCATCAATGCTTCAAGCATTGGGGAAACTTCAGAATTAAAATCTAATTCCCCAGCCTTTATACTTTTTAACATACCTGCTTCTCTAAGAGGAAAAGTGATAGTCCCTTCTTCTAGCAACTGTTTTACCTGATAAGCTGCTCTGAATGCATGGCTAATAGCTTTCCAATCTATTCCTTCATTCCTTGCAGCCATTTCTGCTCTCTTGCCATAGTTTTGAAGAAAATTCTTAATTATGTTGCATGTGTATTCTATTCCACTTGTTTCTTGAAGTATCTTCCCACATACTTGATACTGTCTTAATCCATTAGGGCTATCTTCTATAAATCTAACATGCTCTCCTGTAGGAAGGTAGTCCCATAAATCTTTTAGTTTAACAGCAGAGAAAGAATCTAAATAATCCAATACTTTTTTTGCTTCATTTAATCTAGTTCCTTTTACCCCGTACTTTGCTGCTTGCTTTCTTGCATAGCTAACAAATGCTCCCAGGTTCTTGGTGTAAAACTTACTCCTATTTTCTCTGATTCTTTCCCATAAAAAAGAAGTTTTATTAGGCCAAACATCATTAGCATGAAGCATATCAAGTGCAACTGTCTGTCCTTCTAAAGCTAATTTAATAAAATAATGGAGACTGTATATCTCTGTATCTATATCATCGCTTGAATTTTTAACACCTTCTTTTTCAGTATTCTTTGTTGATTCATTACAGCTCTTAGGAATCTGCCCTAAGTATATCTGCCTTTTTGTAGGCATGAAAATCCCCTTATAATCTGTATCAGAATCTTCAGTGTTTGTACCGTATAGATGGGAACCAAACTTCATTTTTACTATTATATCCATATTATTTTAACTCCTTACTAAAAACTGTATTTAATTTTTGTTATTTCCTTTTCCACCTTATATTATTATTATATTATAGTTCTAATTAAAAGTCAAGCTTTTTTTTATTTATTTTCCTAAATGAATAAAATGAGTAACTATTAAACTCCCCCTTCTCTCAGCTGCGGCTCCTGAAAGAATAGAGTAAGGTGGTGAGCATTGCGCTCAAGATATGTACCACAGGCTCTAGCCTTTTAAGGGTCTGGGGAGTTATTTCTTTTATTTTCACATTCATCACAAAGAGTACGTATCCAACCATTGCCTCTTTCTTTTCCTGTTTTCCCGCATATTTCACAAGTTATCAAAGATTTAGCTTCTGCATACTCAATAAGATCTTCTATCTCATTTGTTGATCCATAAACATAAAATCTGAGCCCCCCAAATTTTTCCTTTACTTGTTCAACAATAAAATATTTAGAAGGATCAAGTTTTATAATATTTTGGCAAAGTTCTCTAATTAAATCAAACCAGCCATCCCCACATTCAAAACCAAAAGGCATCAAATTTTCTGTAATAGGCAAATGCCTCCCCCGAAACATGTAATTAAACTCTTCAAAAAGTTTTTTAGTATTTTCTTTATTCATAATTATTTCTCCTTCTATTATTTATTACCATCTATCAGATGTCCCCATAAATGGGTTTTTCCTCCTGTGATATCTACTACATCTATTCTAAAATGGCCTCTCCCCCACCAATCTACTATAGCAAATGCAAGCCCCCAATTTGTAATCTTTCCTTTGAGCCAAGAATTAGCTTCTCTATTCATTCTTTTTAAACAACCTATACTCCAAGCTCCATGACATCCAGAAACTTGGGTAATATTAGTTCGTTGGACATCATGGTTATGAGCATACAATACATTAGCTCCCAAACGAAGAGCATGTTGTCTTGTATGATGTATAGTTCCATAATGTCCTCCATGATATATATAAAGTTTCCCCATTTTTTTTCTCTTCCCATAGGGGAGGAATTTATAATTTCTATCATTTAAATGTACAATATTTTTAAATAGATATTTGTCTAAAAAAGGATTTTCTTCAACGAAATTATCTAGCCAAACATCATGATTTCCCTGACACATTATTTTCGTTTTTATATTGTTTTTTTCACATGCTTTGTCAAACCTATTTAAAAACTTGTTTACCTCCACAGCATCTTGTTCTATTTGAGGTAAAATATATTCTATAGGAGGTCTTCTTTTTTTCTTCCATTTCCAAGGACTTACTGATTCCCATTCTCCTATATCACCTAAAAAAATAATAGTATCGGGAGATACAATAGGAATTGCTTTTAGTACACACCTGATAGCAGGTTCATAATGTAAAGGAACATGTGGATCAGGAACAACGATTGCTCTCATAGACTCTCCTATTAAAGATTTTTTAAATTTACCCACCCTATAATTATATTATATACTATTTTTCATAAAAGGTAAAGTATTTTCTTATATTTTTAAGCAGGGGTAGTTTTTACATCTTTTTTAATTTCTATGGTGAATTGATCTAATGTATCTTGAGTACCATCACTATCTTTAATCAAAACTACATCAACTGTACCATTTTCACAAGGAGTTGTTGTATCTACACTACTTAATGTAATAGTAGCAATACCTTCATCTACTTCTACATTGGTTCCACTTCTATTAAATAAATAAGATGAATCATCTACATTCTGTTTAGCTGATAAACAGAATGTTTTTCCAGTCAAACATATAGGACTTCCTCCTCGCTTTAGTGTAAATCTCCATGTTTTAGTGTCTCTTCTATATAATACTTTTTTCATTTTGCACCTCCTTTTAGGTATCTATTTCAATTTCATTTGATTCTGCATCTATTTCAATTTCATTTGATTCTGCATCTATTTCGATATTATTTGATTCTGCATCTATTTCAATATCTTCCCAATCTTCAATACTAGGTGAAACTGAAGCTGAAGGGCTTACACTTGGACTCTCAGAAACTGAGGGAGAAATTGAAGCACTTGGGCTTATGCTTGGGCTTTCAGAAGCTGAAGGTGAGACTGAAGCACTTGGTGAAACACTTGGGCTTTCAGAAGCTGAGGGAGATACACTTGGGCTTTCAGAAGCACTAGGTGAAACTGAAGCACTGGGTGAAACACTTGGACTCTCAGAAGCACTAGGTGAAACTGAAGCACTGGGTGAAACACTTGGACTCTCAGAAGCTGAGGGAGATACACTTGGGCTTTTAGAAGCTGAGGGAGAAACACTTGGGCTTTCAGAAGCACTTGGTGAAACACTTGGGCTTTCAGAAGCTGAAGGGCTTACACTTGGGCTTTCAGAAGCAGAAGGTGAGACTGAAGCTGAAGGGCTTACACTCGGACTCTCAGAAGCTGAGGGTGAAACACTTGGGCTTTCAGAAGCTGAGGGAGAAACACTAGGGCTTTCAGAAGCTGAAGGTGAAATACTTGGGCTTTCAGATGCACTAGGTGAAACTGAAGCTGAAGGGCTTACGCTTGGACTCTCAGAAGCTGAGGGAGAAACACTAGGGCTTTCAGAAGCTG